TCAGATTCGCGTCTTCCATGCATATAACAAATCGAGCGCCTGGCGCGGTGTCAGGTCATCGGGTTTGATGCGTGCAAGCTCGTCGATCAGCGGGTGCGGCAGGCTGGCGAACAGGTCGCTCTGCATCGGCGCGGCGGGCTGGCCGGCCTCCTGGCGCGGCGCCTCGTGGGGCAGGCTGGTGGTTTCCAGGCGCGCCAGGTGCTCGCGGGCGCGCAGGATCACCGGGCCGGGCACGCCGGCCAGTTGCGCCACCGCCAGGCCGTAGCTCTGGCTCGCCGGGCCGGGCAGCACGTGGTGCAGGAAGACGATGCGCTCGTTGTGCTCGGTGGCGTTCAGGTGCACGTTGGCCACCACCGGTTCGCTTTCCGGCAGCACGGTCAGCTCGAAATAGTGGGTGGCGAACAGGGTGAAGGCGCGCAGGTGCGCCAGGTGCTCGGCGGCGGACCAGGCCAGCGACAGGCCGTCGAAGGTGCTGGTGCCGCGGCCCACTTCGTCCATCAGCACCAGGCTGCGGTCGGTGGCGTTGTGCAGGATGTTGGCGGTTTCGCTCATCTCCACCATGAAGGTGGATCGGCCGCCGGCGAGGTCGTCGGACGAGCCGATACGGGTGAAGATGCGGTCTACCAGCGACAGCTCGCAGCGCGCCGCCGGGACGAAGCTACCGATGTGCGCCAGCAGCACGATCAGCGCCGTTTGCCGCATGTAGGTGGATTTACCGCCCATGTTCGGGCCGGTAATCACCAGCATGCGGGTGTCTTCGTCGAGCTTCAGGTCGTTGGCCACGAAGGGCGTGTCCAGCACCTGCTCCACCACCGGGTGGCGGCCCTGCTCGATGAGGATGCCCGACTCCTCGACGAAGCGCGGGCGGTTCAGGTCGAGGTTCAGCGCGCGCTCGGCCAGGTTCGCCAGCACGTCCAGTTCGGCCAGGGCGGCGGCGGTGTCCTGCAGCGGCGCCAACTGGGCGATCAGCAGTTCCACCAGTTCCTCGTAGAGCTGCTTCTCGCGGGCCAGGGCGCGGCTCTGGGCGGACAGCGCCTTGTCCTCGAAGGCCTTCAGCTCCGGGGTGATGAAGCGTTCGGCGCCCTTCAGCGTCTGGCGCCGCTGGTAATCGGCCGGCGCCTGCTCGGCCTGCATGCGCGGCAGCTCGATGTAGTAGCCATGGATGCGGTTGTAGCCGACCTTCAGACCCGACAGCCCGGTGCGTTCCTTCTCGCGGATCTCCAGGTCCATCAGGTACTGGCCGGCGTTCTCGCTGAGTGTCTGCAGTTCGTCCAGCTCGGCGTCGTAGCCGCGCTTGATGACGCCGCCGTCGCGGATCACCGCCGGCGGGTTGTCGATGATCGCGCGCGCCAGCAGGTCGGCCAGTTCCGGGTAGGTGCGGATGCTGGCGGCCAGTTCGCCCAGGTGCGGAGCTTCCAGCTCGGTCATGCCGCGTTGCAGCTCCGGCAGAGCGGCCAGGGCGTCGCGCAGGCGCGCCAGGTCGCGCGGGCGGGCGTTGCGCAGACCGATACGGGCGAGGATGCGCTCGACGTCACCGATTTCCTTCAGCTGTGGCTGAAGGTTCTCGAAACGGTAGCGTTCCAGCAGGCAGGCGATGGATTCCTGGCGGGCCTCCAGTACGGCGCGGTCGCGTAGCGGGCGGTTCAGCCAGCGCGTCAGCAGGCGGCTGCCCATGGCGGTCTGGCAGCGGTCCACCACCGATTGCAGGGTGTTGTCGCGGCCGCCGGAGAGGTTGGTGTCCAGCTCCAGGTTGCGGCGACTGGCGCCGTCGAGGATGACGGTGTCGTCCAGGCGCTCGTGGCGCAGGCTGCGCAGGTGCGGCAGGGCGGTGCGCTGGGTTTCCTTGGCGTAGGCCAGCAGGCAGCCGGCGGCGCCGATGGCCAGGGTCAGGTCCTGGCAGCCGAAGCCCTTCAGGTCCTGGGTGGCGAATTGCTGGCAGAGGCTCTTGAACGCCGAGTCGCGGTCGAAGTCCCAGGGCGCACGACGCCGCACACCACGGCGCTTCTCCGCCGGCAGGCCGGCGGGCCAGTCGTCGGGGATCAGCAGTTCCGCGGGGTTCAGGCGCTCCAGCTCGGCCAGCAGGGTTTCCCAGCCGCGGATTTCCTGGACGCTGAAGCGGCCGCTGGTGATGTCCAGCACCGCCAGGCCGAACAACCGCTCGTCGCCCAGCAGGGCGGCCAGCAGGTTGTCGCGGCGCTCGTCGAGCAGCGCCTCGTCGCTGACCGTGCCGGGGGTAATGATGCGCACCACCTGGCGTTCCACCGGGCCCTTGCTGGTGGCCGGGTCGCCGATCTGTTCGCAGATGGCCACCGACTCGCCCAGCTTGACCAGCTTGGCCAGGTAGCCCTCCACGGCGTGGAAGGGGATGCCGGCCATGGGAATCGGCGTGCCGGCGGACTGGCCGCGGGTGGTGAGGGTGATGTCGAGCAGCTTGGCGGCCTTCTTGGCGTCCTCGTAGAACAGCTCGTAGAAGTCGCCCATGCGGTAGAACAGCAGTTGTTCCGGATGCTGTCTCTTCAGCTTCCAGTATTGCTGCATCATTGGAGTATGCGCGGATAAATCTATTTTTTCGTGCTGCATCAAGTAGTTACGCTTACGGTCTCTAGTTTGTGGGGCAGCATTGGGGCAATTTTGTGGATGTTCTGCATGCCCTTCCAGATGCGGTTTAGCTCGCTGGGCGACTCGTCATCCATCCAGGCCGCATAAACTTTCACCAGCATCGTGAAATCCTTATGCCCCATCTGTTTGGCGATAAACGCAAGGTTACCATGCGCGGTCAGGCACCAGCAGGCGTAGGTGTGGCGCGTCTGGTAGGGCCGGCGAGGGCGAATACCGGCGCGGCGCTGGATGTTGTGCCACTTCGAGTTCCAGGATGTGGGCCTGAACCAGGGGTTCACTTTCTTCCGCTTGGCCTGCAGCAGCGGTGAAATCAGCGGGGTGACGGTGTCCACTCTCGATTCGTGCCGGTTGATCTGAACCGTGACTTCGTGCTGCGGAGCCGGGCTGGGAATGTCGAGCAGGATCCGGCAGGCCTCCAGCGCGGGCGGGAGCAGGAGTATCGTTCGCGCCTTCCCTGTCTTGGGGACCTTGAAGGTTCCGCTGTTCGTGATCGAGCGCCGCACTTCGAGTTTTCCGCTTTCCAGGTCGATGTCTTCCCTTGCAACCCCGCAAAGCTCCCCAGGCCGCAGGCCGGAATAGACGGCGAGTGTGATCGATGCCCCGTCCGCAGGATGCAGGCAGCCCTTCGTCTTCACCAGTTCATATTCCGAGTAGTTCAGCGGATCGGGCGTTCTGTCGCTGACCTCGAAGCGGCTGCATTCCTCTGCCAGCCCCGGCCGGCAGTACTCATTTTTTTCGCACCAGGCCAGGAAGCCGGCCAGCGCCGCCAGGTAATGGTTGACCGTCGTCAGCTGTCGGCCGGCCAGCAGGTCGACGCGCAGGCGCTGGATGTCTTCCGAGAGAAGGATGCTGGCATACCGTTCCGGCCCCAGCAGGTCGATGCAGATATCCAGGGCCAGGCCGTAGCGGCGCTCGGTCTCATGGGTAATGTCAACCGCCTTGAGCGGCTTGTAACGGGCGGCCAAGACCTTGAGTCGCTCATCGCGTGTCCGGCTGACGTTCTTGGCATGCTTCGAGTCAGGGAAGTGCTTGGCATAATCGAAGGTGCCCTGGCCAATATCGTGGAGAACGGCCTCCCGTTTCCTGACGGCGAACTTGATGTTGGCCTTGGTCACCGGCAGGGATAGGGTTTCGCGATAACGATTGCGGCGCCATGTGAACGAGATACGCAGGGACTTTCCGTGAATCTCAATGCCTTCAGGCATATCCAGTTTCGTCATCATGCCGCGTCCTGCGGAGCGCTCTCCACCCACTTGTCTACCTCCTCAATGTTGATGAAGATTCGCCCATCGTGGCCTTTGCGCCAGATTCGGCCTTGAGCCCAAGTTCCATTCTTGACCTTGTGGCGGATGGCGTCTTCGGAATAACCGGTGAGCTCGGATGCTCTTTTGATGAGCACCCATCGTGGACTGTTCATGGGCAATACCTCATCGCGCCGGCATGCGGCCGGCGATGGTGGAATGGGGTTGGGTTATGCTGAGAGTGGTGCGGGGAGGGGCATCCAGTGGGTTGGGGGCTCTTCTTCAGTGAACCCGCCATCCCAGGTCGCCCAGTTAGCTCCGCTGTCGTACTCGACCTGACCGAGGTATTCGCCAGTTGTGGAGTGGTGTTCTGCAGCAGACTTGCTCCACTCAATCCAGGCGCCGGAAGTGACGCGCTCGCCTCGGCGCAGGATGATCTCGGTGCCATCCTTCGGAGCGGTATCGATTGGCTGCCACTCGCTCATCTCCCGCCTCCTTCCAGGGCTGCGTCGATTGCGGTCGTAACTCCTTGTCTGGTTTCGTTGTGGTCGTGCCAGCTCACGGCTTCGATATCGCCGCGCGGCTCTGGCCCGACGTACCATGCGGATGCGCACAGCCACCGATACCGCTCAGCATCCTTCGCCATCCGACGCAACTGCTCGGGGATGCTCACGTCGCCGCCGTCGGGTAGGTCCATGTAATACGGACCTGGAAGGGCTGCCGCGCACTCGCTGAACATGCGCAGGCTATTGCCATACCACTCGCGCAGCCGCTCCACCTCGGCAATCAGCCCGAGGATGGCCTGGGGGTTGGCGGTGCTGCGGAACTCAGTGATTGCCGAAGAGTGTTCGAGACTGGGGGCTCCGTGCAGTGCAGAAGCCAGCTCCGCCAGCTCCTTCAGCTTGTTGGTGTCCATTAGAAGCATTCCTCCGAATAGAACGGCTCAGCGCCTTCTGGCAGTTCGTCGTTGTCGTCGATATAGCCTGGCTCGGTGCGAAGCCCATCCCAAGCAGGGGCGCGCACCGCAGTGCAGTGGTAGTATTCCCACTCCCAGGCAGAGCGCCGGCCAAGGTGGCGCGCCTGGTTGCGCGTCTCCGCCCAAACCAGTGTTGCGCCTTCCGATGGGTAGCCATCGGATGCATAGACCATCCATGCTTTCATGGCTTCACCTCGATTCCGGCTTGCTGGAGGGCTTCGACTACCTCGGAGTAATGCGGGAACTCCCAGTCCGGCAGCTTCACCCTCAGAGCCGCGCGGCTGGCTTGCCAGGCATGCAGCATCCACTTCTCTATGGCATCACCAAGCGGCTCAAAGCCTCTAGCCTCCACTCTTTCTCGAACTCCAGCGATATACTCTTCAAACTCTTCTCGAATGTCAGGCACGGTCGTTCTCCTTGGGGCGCTTCCAGCCTTCCTGATCATCCTCGCGGCCGCCCCATTCGATCTCGGGCTTGCTCCATCCCTTGATCAGGCCGTCGGCGCCCACCTTGAAGATGATGTAGTCGCCATAGCCGTTCTCGGTTGGGCAGAGGAAGTTGTCCGGTACGTAGTAGCCGGCCCACTGGGCGACTCGGTTCCGGCTGTCACCGAGCAGCCAGTACTGACCCGCATCGCAGACCTTGTAGTGGATGTCGGCGATCATGCCGGCCGGCCAGTCCATGATCAGGCCGTCTTCCAGACGGATCACCGGGCACCAGAGGTCGCCACGGCGAAACGGCACCAGAGAGCCGTCACTGTCCTCCTGCCCGTTGATCTTGGCGTCTTCCCAGTAGCGCACTTCGGCGCTCACTTCGATGTAGGTTGCTTGAATGTCAGGCACGGTCGTCCTCCTTGCACACTGTGCAGCCGTCGCAGCCTCGGGCGGCGCATTGGAATTTGGTTCGCTCGAGCAGGCCAAGGATCGCCTCGGACAGCTGCTGCTCGGCGTGAACATCGACGACACCTTTGCCGCCGCATTTGTGGCACCAGCTGGCTTCCAAGGCATAGCCTCGGCAGGCTGGGCATGGACGAAACTCGGGCACAGTTCTGACTCCCATATGGGTATGCGGTTAAGGGGATATGAGCCGGCTATGAGCTTCTATGAGCCGGCGGGGTTAGGGCTGGAGGAGGGCGCGGAGCTCGTCGGCTTCCGCAATGTCGCGCAGGTACTTAGGCCGGATAGCCGGGTGATCCTTGACGCCAGAGTAGTGCGCCTCAATCTCGCAGCGCAGGCTTTCCTCTACCCGGGCAAGCAACTCCCTCGGCACCAGCACACGGTCGGCGGGGATGGCGCGGCGGTTCCATGCTGAGGCTGCGTTCTCTTGAGCCGCTTCCGCCGTTTCGCCTGAGCCCATTTGGTGGGCTGTAGCTGAGTAACCACCGCAGAAGCAAGCGATAAACCACACGTGTTTTACGTCTTCGTTCGGCGAAGCTGGTCTGCCTTTGCTTTCCGGCTTGGCCCCGCAGAACGGGCAGTCTTTAAGCTCACTCATGCTCATTCCCCTCGCCGAGCAGGTCGCTATCCCTAACGGGCCCAACCTCAGATAGAGCCTCATTGGCTAATTCGAAGTTCACACCATCGCAATAGCCGAGGTCTCTGAACTGAGCTTGACCGCAAGTAAGGCACTCTCTGAACTGCGTCTTGTGGCCGTTATAGCTCGGCAAGAGCCGGGACCACATTCCCCATGAATGGAAGTGGATCATGAGCCTGACTCCTTTTCATCGCCGAGAAGTTCCCGAAGCCCTTCGCAGTCGCTCCACATGATTCCATCGGTGTCAGCGCGAGAAAGACGCCGCAACAGCCCCTCGCTCACCGCCTTGCCGTTGAGGCGCTTGACCTCATCGACAACCTTCATTCCGAGGTTGGCTGCCCAGTTCGTAGTGCCGGTGACGTTCGTCTTCTCGTTCCACTGGTAGCGCATGACGATGTTCATGACGCTATCGACGCTTGGGAGAACCACCACCCTTGCGCGCAGGGCTGCGAGTTGCTCCCTGAGCGCCTGGGCCTCGGCTTCGAGCTTGTCGGCGTCATCGGCCAACACCACCTCACGATTAAGCGGGCCGAGGCATCCGGGAAAGAACACATTCGCGTCATATCGTTTCATGGTCACTCTCCCTGCGCCGGCGCGGCGACGATCTGAACATGCTTCCAGCGCTTGCGCTTGATGATTGCGTCAATAGCTGCTCGGGACATTCCATACATATCCTGAAGCTCCTTGGCGGAAGTGCCGTCAGCATGCAGCCGAAGAATCTCTGCTACCTGCTCATGGCTAAGCTTCGCCGTATGCACTCGCTCGCCGAATGGATGATTTCCGCGTCTCTTAGACTCCCGGTCATCCATGTTTTCCTGGTGAGTACCAAGGAATAGATGTTCAGGATTTACGCAGCGTGGGTTATCGCAACGATGGCAAACGCATAGGCCTTCAGGGATAGGGCCCTTGTGGAGTTCGAAGGAGACTCGATGGACTGTCTTTGTTTGGCGGGTGTTATCGAATCTGTAGCCGGTGGTCATCTTACCGTAGCCGTACTTATTGAGTACTTCGGTCCACGTCCAGCAGCCGTTTTCATCGATGGTCACTTTTCGCATGAGCCTGGTTAAGGCTGGAGTAATGTATTTACCCATCACTTAGCCTCCTCATGCTTCGCATGTGCTGCCTTGGCTGCCGCCAGCTCCGCAGTAACTTCCGCCGCCCTGGCCTGGGCGGCGTCGCGCAAGCCGAGTGCATGCTTCTCGGTTTCCACAGCCTCGACTGCCACCTGTTCCAGCCATTCATTGCGCGCCCGCAAGTCCTCGATCTCGGCTGTCATGTGTTGAACCAGGAGTGCATCCGGCCAGTAACGCGGATCACTACCGGGATGGGCAGCGAGGATTAGGTCACGCCAGCCTGCCACCTCCGGCGCAGGGGAGGGCTGCGCGCAGTCAGGGCATGGATCATCCTGATACCCGCTATCGGCTCCGACGAAGCCACCGATCACGCCGTTGTCGTTGCAGGTTGCGCATTTCGGAGAGGGTTGCGCCAGGGCGGCGCGGGCCATCCAACCGCGTTCCATGTCGCCAACGCAACCTGCGGGCTTCTCACGATCAAGCCATGTCTCGAACTCGGCGTATTCATCTCGCTCCCCCTGCGCGCCCTCTACCTGCTGCGAGGCGAGGATCTGCTGAGCCATCCAGATTTCGTTCCCGGTGATGTAGATCTGGGTGAGGTCGCCTTTGAAGGCCTTGCCGCTGTAGAGTCCGGCGATGTGGCGGATCAGGTCCATTGCCATGGTCATGGTTTCGTCCTCGTGTACTTGGCGATGAACTCAGCAGCCTCTGTGCTCAGCTGCTGGCCGCCGATTCCGTTGGTGAGATGGGATTTCAGGCGCCGGATCAGGTCGAGGGCCTGCTCGTGGAACAGGGCTTCTTCCAACTGGGCCTGGTAATGCGCGTGCGGGTTCGCGCAAAGCTCAGCGATTCGGTGCTGAGCCGCGGATTCGTCGAGGGGCATGGGGATAACCTCGCGCCGTAGTGGAGCAATGGCGTGGAGTGGGGTAGGTTCGGATGGCCCGGCATGGGGCCGGATCAAGGAGAAATGGATGGCGCCTAGAACATGCTGCGATAGCTCAATGCACAGCATTGACAATGGCAAAGGGCTTGGAGACTTCGAGCTAACCGGACATCGTCAGCCAATCGGCCAGAAGATGACCTTCTACAAGTGCTTGGAATGCGGCGATCGGTGGTCGAGGACAGAGCAGACGTCCGGGATTGGCGATATCGTTTGGCACGAAGTGAGTTAGTTCGCCGGCATCATGCTGCGGGCTCCTTGGTGTCGTTGAAGACATCGGGAATGTCTGATCGACTTAGGCAGTGGCCCGGAGCGGCTCCCTGTCTTGCCGTACGTTGCGGAACTGAGTGGGCAGCATGTCAGCGTACTCACAGGCTCGCATCGGCATGATGATGGCGAGGAAGCGTTCGTCGATATCCGGGCCAGAGAGACGACACGCAACTGAGCAGCCTTCGCCTGTGGGATATAGTCGTGTTGCCTGCCACTTGTCGTTGGTGAGGATTTTCTGGGCGCTGTCGAGTAGGGTAAGATACTTTGGATTGACAGCCGGCATGCCCATCGCAGCATCTGCTTGCTTCGGGATCACCTTGCGCCAATCGGGGAACTTGCCGTCCACGATCATGATCTTTCCGGCATACAGCGTATCCGGGCCAAACGGACTGGTAGGCTCTATCTTGGTTTCATCGCTGGATACCTGGGCGAAATCCTTGCCAATCCACAGGTGTTCTGGCTTGTATACAAGGCCCGAATAAGCTTTCTTCGGCTTGGCTGTGCAGGCAGTGATCAGGCCTTTTGGGATATCTCCGATGATGAGATTCTGAGAACACCATCCCTCTGGGTCGTGCAAGATGCCCATCACATGGCCGTTGGTGGCGATGATGAACACTCCCTCCCCGTCAGGGTGAGGCTGGATGGCTACCCCGTTGAGGTAGTACCTAACATCCTTCTGTGCGGCGAATAGGTTGATGGCAGCGAAGTACTTCGGATTGACGCGGGCCATATAGGTGGTCATGGCTTCCTCCAGACAAAGCTCCGCCTAAGCGCTGTACTGCTTATGGCGTATAAGGGATGGGGTGGGGTGGGGTGGCTTAGAACGTAATGCCGAACTCGCGGGCGATCTTGCGTACCGTGGTCTCACTGACGCCGCACCGAATGGCGCAGGCTGCTACGCCGAGATGGGAATAGGCTTCGATCTTTGGCGCCAGAGCTCTACGCGCATCTGCCATCTTGTCCGACTTCGACCTGGCCAGTTCGGCGACATCCGGGAAGACGATGTTGTTCTCGAAGCACAGGGCCATGAACAGCATCTTGCCGATGCCGGCGGTTTCCCTGGCCTGGGTTCGGGACTGACCCGCTTCGGCGGAGATCTGGATCAGTTGGATCAGCCTCGCTTCTTCCTCGATGGTGATGCGGTGCTTCTTGGGCGCCTCCCGTCGGCGTGGAGGTTTCGGCGTCGGCGTGACAGTTTGCCGTGACGGGAAGGGGATGCGTTCGACGAATCCGGGAAGCTCGGTGATGTGGCCGCCGCTGGCCAGGTACTGCTCAACCTGGCCGGCTAGTTGCTCGCGACGATCTTCCAGCGGATGACGTGTGCGGTAGTCGATGGGGATCATGCTGCGACCCTCTGCCCTGCCTGGGCCTGCTGGATGTGCTCGATCAGAGCGGCGCAGATACGCGGGAAGTCGGCGGCTCGATACAGCACTGCGGCACGCTCGCGACCGGCAGGTTCGAAGCCGATGGAGCGGAGGAAGTCGGCGGTCAGGGCGAAGCCGAGGCGCACGTTGATGTCGCCAAGCTTGATGCGCTGGCCATCGTCTGCCTCCGGCGAAACTGCGGCCACTGGTGTTGCTTGACGCTGCTCGACTTGCGCCACCTGCACGACTGGCTCGACGACAGGCTGGACTACCACTGCAGCACGTTGCTCCTCCTGGCGCTTCTGCTCGGCCTCGTGCTCAGCGATACGCGCCTTGATCACCGCCACCAGGTCGTCGCTGGCCTTCATCACCAACTGCTGCAGGTCGGCGAAAAGAAACGCATGATCAGCGGCCAGTTCATCGAAACTGCGCAGGTTGCGCCGGATAGACTCGGCCGCCAGGTTGGCCTCGCTCTTCGCCCGGGCCAACTCGGTATCGGCAGCATCCTGCAGGCTGGAAACCGTCTTCTTGCCCTTGATGGCACCGGCGAAGTCGGCGGCGATAGGGGGCATCATGACACGGCCGTCCAGCGTCTCGTTGATCTGCGTGATGTGCTCACGCAATGCGGTGCCGGCCTTGGTGACGATCTCGGTACGGATGCTTTCCTTCCGCGCCTTGATCAACTTGTCCAACTCCAGGCGCTTGGCTCTGGCTTCGGCGGAAATCTCGTCGATGGCACGGAAGAGGGCGTCGATGCTCTCGGTCTGGCTCAGGGCATGCTGCTTGGCAGCCGCCAGGCGTTCCTCGACGTCGCCGCACCACTTCACTGTCTTCTCGGCGTTGGCGAAGTCCTGATCGGTCTGCAATTCGGTATTGATGCCCTTGAAGACCGCCATGGCGTGGTCCTTGAAGGCATCGAGGTTGCTAGCGGTGACCATGCCGGTGACTTCGATTCGCAGCGCCGGCAGGGTGTCTGGAGCGCGGCCGACGGCTTCCACCTTGATTTCCGGTGCAACGTAGACCCCCAGGTCCTGCTCGAACTGTGCCCAGCCAGCCAGCAGTTGCTCACGGCGCCCGGCCACCGGGCGGTATTCCATCTGCACCAGGTTGTCCTCGGTGCCATCGGAGCAGACGAAGATGGCGCGCTCGGCGCCGGTGACCAGCAACTGCTGTTCCAGCTGCCAGTAGTAGTGCGGCTCCAGCTCTCCGGCGCGCACCTTGGCGGCCAGGCCTTCGTTCCAGAGCTTGTGCTCGAACAATACGGTGCCGAGCATGTCCATGCCGTCGACGCTGGCGAGCAGGTTGCCCTCGGTGGCGACCACCGGGAACAGGTCTTCGCCGATCTGGGCCTCAATGATCGCGCGGGCCAGAGCCTCGGTCTCGTGGCCGCGGTCGAACAGTCGCTGCTGGGACTCGCTGACTTCCGGTACGATGCCGGTCCTCTTCTGCTTCAGCAGGTCGCTGCGCGACTGGTACTTCGAGGCGCCCATCATCGCCGGCGCCTCGGAGGCAGTGAAGTAGTTGGCTCGCAGGGCGTGCCACTCCGGCGCGCCCTGGGTGACGTTGTGGATCTGCATGATCATTCTCCTTCGATGGGATCGAGCGCCTTGATCTGGGCTATCTGCTCATCGCTCAGGACGTATTTGCTGCTGATGGTGTTGATCAGGTGGTCGGGCGAGGTCTTGCTCTGCTCGATGGCTTGGCGCCATTTCGGCAGGTTCTCGGCCAGCTGTTCGTCGGTGTAGGCCGGTTTGTCCTGCTCCAGCTTCGGCGACAGAGGCGTGATGTCCTTCTCGCCAACGATACGTTCGGCTTCATCCTGGTCGAAGATGCCGGTGTAACCGAAAGCCAGGCGAGCCGCCTGGATCATTGTCTTGTGGCGCATGAAGCGTTTGGTATGTGTCTGCCAGGGGCCGTCTACCTGGTAGCCGTTGTCTTTCTTGAATGGCGCGCGGTACACCTCGTCCAGGTACTCGCGGATGGTGATCGGGCGGCTTCGATCCTTGCGATAGATAACGCACTCCATCCACTCGGGCGCCGGGTTCTTAGCGCCTTCCATTGTTACCATGCTGTCTGACTGCCGAAATTCCATGCCATCGAACTGTGGGTGCTCGTTGATGATGCGCGACCAGCCATCCACGCCAACCACCGGAACGATGCCGTTCTGCTTGTCAGGGAAGGCATAGATCTCCTTCGTCCATGGGTTCAGGCCATATTGGTTGGCTACCACCATCAGGGCAGTCATCTGCGCGTCGGTGACCTGCCCTTTGAAGGCTGTGGCCTTTAGGGTTTCGATTAGCTGTGATCCGTCGCCCATATCGAGGCGGTCGGCCAGCTTCTGCGTGAGGGTAGTAAGTGCAGTGGTCATGCTTTGGCCTCGTGGTTCAAATGCTCCCAGCGTTTCCCGTTTAGGATCATGCTGATGAGTGATTGGGTGACACCGTGCTGCCTTGCCAGGGCGTACTGATTGGCATCCTTGGATCGCGGGCGGTAGGCGTCGCGAATCGCATTGATCTGTTCTTCGGTTAGCTTGGAGTTGCCGACAAGTTCGCCACGCACTCGGCGACCTCTATCGGTCATATCGTTCATGTTTTCCTGAGTCGTCCCCGGCTCGAGGTGATCCGGATTGACACAGGAAGGGTTGTCGCACTTGTGCCGAATCACGACTCCCTTGATTTGTTCCGGCTCGATTCCGGATGCCATGCAATAGGCGAGTCGATGCGCAAGGATTTGGCGCCCCTTGTACTGGGTGCGACCGTAGCCCGTTCGCATCTTCCCGCCGGCGTGTTCGATGCACTCAGCGCGGATTGTGATTGCGTTCACGATGAGTCCTTGCCGCGCGGCGCGCAGCTGGTAGAGGGAAAGGGAAGGCGCTTACGGCGCCACTCGGCCAAGTCGTCCGGGCTTAGAAAAGGGCGCTCCGGGCCTTGGATGCCGGGGTTTTTCACACCTGGCACTATCCGGCTGATCCAGTCGCAGATATCCGGTTTACCGGCCCGCTGCGCTCGGGTACGTAATGGGTTGTTCGACGGTGTGCCGGCCCGTGATCGCGTCGGCGAACTCGATGGCCTTGAAGAACAGGAGCATGGCGACGATGGCGAGGATCAGGCCGTTGCGGAGGGCTTTCTTCATCATGGCGTCACCGCCTGGATATTGGCTTCCACCCAGTTGCGCATGCGTTGCCAGCGGTGCTCTGGGGTTTCTCGCTGCCACTTCCCTGAGGCTCCCCAGAAGCCACCGGGGTACTCATCGTTCTCGAACACGATCTCCGCTGCCAACGCAGGCGCGATCTCGAAAGCTGCGGCTACCGACTCTCGGCAGTAAGGATCGATACATTTCATGTTGATGCCGCGCTTGGCGCCAAGCGCGCCTAGCGCGCAGTACTGACCGTCAGCTTCCAGTTCCTCCGCGATCAAGCGCTTGTCGGGCATGGCATCCAGGGCATCGCGCAGCTCGATCAAGAATGCTTGACCGCGACGGCCTTTGATTGCGGAATTGACTGCGCCTCTCCAGCAAATCAGAGACCAGTTGTCTAAATCGTCGCAATATCCACTCCTGCTCATGGCGTTACCATCCCCACAAAGGCCCAGGCGAAGGCCAGAACGCTGCCAAGAAAAAGGCCGCCGAAGATGAGGACTTGGGCGGCCTTGGTCAGGTCGATGGTGATTGTCATAAGTCTGGCTCCTTCTTTAGATACAAAGTCAGCGGCCCTTCTCGGAAGTCGCCATCAACCTTGCCGTCCAGTTCTGCTATCTCGGCACTGGACAGGTTTCGCCACTTGGCGATCAGGTAGTTCCCCTTCATGACCGGCATCGGGCAGCTGCGGCAGGTTGGGCCATGGCTGTAACCATGCTGCTCAAGCCACTTCTGCGCGGCGTATAGGGCCTGGAACGTGCCTTTCTGGTCAAAGGTCATGGTGAACATCACGCCGCCTCCTGCGCTGCCATGTACAGCCGATAGATTTCGTCTTCCTTTGCGTTCACCAACTCGCCGGCGATGTCGCGCACCCTGTCCCTGCCGATGAAGCAGCGCATGAGTCGCTTGGCTTCGCTCAGGTTGTTCGCTTCGAGCGCGACGATGAGCTGGCCAAGGTTGCACTCGTGATCGCCAGGAATCGCGTCCTCTGCGGCCTTCTGAACCTTGATGGCGAGGATGTCGGCCTCCAGCACCTTCTTGCCGGCCACCCTGACGAATCCCTTGTTGATCAGGTCGTCGACGCAGACGAAGTGGAGATTTTCCCATTCGCTGCTGGACAGCCAGGACAGAGAGTCATCTTGCTCGGCCGAGTCATGCGCCCACTGAGCGCTGTTGAGTTTGGCGTTCATTGCATGAGCCTCAATCGGTGTATGCGATGTACTTGAACTGGCCTTTTTCCGCGTTGAAGCACTCGAAGCGGCCGCCAAACGTCCCACGCACGGCCTTCTCGACCTCATCGCGCGGTGTGCCGATGGGGAACACACCCTTCTTGATCATCGAAGCGGCGGTATGCAACTCGGGAACCCAGTCGATCTTCGTCGGGTCGAGGACGCGCTTTTTGGGCTCGACAAAGGCGAAGCCGGAACCCGGGTAGATGGTCCCCATGTCCTGAACACAGAGCGGGTCATCTTTTGCCCGCCATCCGCATTCAGGACACCAGGTGTCCTGATTCTCGTGGCCTGAGCAGGGCGCGCTAATATGACAACTGCAGTTATCGACCTTCTCCAGTTCAATCACGCCATCGCATCCATCACGGTTGCAGTTGGCGCCTTCCTCATATCCGAGTTCGTTCATGGCTTCCTCCTGGGAGGGAAGGTTTTCGTCAGCGCGGCATCGACCGAGAATCCTCTGCGGAGCAGGGTTCGAGCGAGTTCGGCGCGGTCCTTGTGGGAATGGCTGGCCTGGCGGAGCAGGCCGAGGTAGCTATTTGCGAGGGTGCGCAGGTCTTCGGTCGGCGCAGCCTTGATGCGATGGTGAGCCTCGGAAACCGTTCGCTTTCGAGTTGTCCGGCGCCATGGCTTGATGACATGCCCAACGAAGTCGACGCCGCGGTCTACCGGCTGAAGGACTGTCTTCGATGGGTTGAGCTTCGCGCCCAGTCCGGGCAGGAAGGCTTCGATCGCCTCGCGCCATTCGTTCAACCGCTGCGGCGATTCGTGCAACAGAACCATGTCATCCACGTACCGGATGTAGTGCTTGGCGCGAAGCTGGTGCTTCACGAACTGATCGAGGTCGTTCAGATAGATGTTGGCGAAGAACTGGCTGCTGAGGTTGCCGATGGGAAGTCCCAGGTGTGCCGGCTGGGAGGCGAGCTGCTTGTGCTGCGGAACCTTGTTGAAAAGCCTGGGCGAGCTGCGCACCTCGTAGTCGGTCCGTGGATCGTGCCAGAGGATCTGCAGCGCCAGGCGCCGCCACCAGGTGTCATCGATCAGGCGCACCAGCTGGTTGCTGAGCACGCGCTTGTCGATCGTGACGAAGAAGTTCGCCAGGTCCAGCTTGAGGTAGTGCGCCGGGCGGCTCCAGTTCTGCGTCACGCTCCGCACCTTCGCCTCCAGTCGCTCGGCGGCGTACAGCGTGCCTCGGCCTGGGATGCATGCGCAGCTGTCGACGATGAACTTCGCTTCGATGCTGGCGCCGACGTGGTTGTAGAGCAGGTGATGCACTACGCGATCGCGAAAGGTCGCGGCCCACACCTCGCGATGCTTCGGCCGGGTGACGACGAAGCAAATGGAACGGCCTGGTCGGTAGGTGCCGGCCAGCAACTCGTCGTGCAGATCCAGCAGGTTCTCCTCGAGGTTCATCTCGAAGTGCCGTGCGCTGTTGGTGTTGCGCTTGTGGCGCCGGCAGTCGAAGTAGGCCTGAGCCAGGTCCTCGAAGGTGAAGGGTGCAACCATCAAATCTGCGGACGGGGCGGACGAGGCGCTCGTCGTTCTTGTCGTTGTTGTTCTGCCAGCCATCTTCGAAGTCCATGTAGTAGGCGTTGTTGGCGGAGCGCTGCGACCTATCGTGCTATCCACGTCGCCCCGCCGATTGCTCGATGGGGAAACTGCGCCAGGCCTCGCCGGTAGCCGGTGGTCCCTGTAGGTGCGCATGGCGGTGCCCAACCGGGCAGCGGCACGACCAGATTTGGCGCGCAGGCAAGAGGGCCGTAACCCTCAAGCAACGGGCGCGGTTGCGGTGGCTTTCTTCCAGGCGTTGGCCTGGCGGCCGATGGAAGCGGTCAGCCTCATGGCCTTGGCGTGCTGCGCGACGCTGATGAAATGCTGGTTCACCATCGTGCGCAGCAGGTGGTTGATCATCCAGATGCTTTCGAGGAGTTGGTCCAGGTGCTGGCGCTTGTTCCTGGCCATGTTTGCCCGGCCAATCAGCACCATGACCTGCAGGCTCTCGTCGCGGAGCTTCCCGCCGATGAGTTGCTTCATGTCCCGGGGGATGTGCCGCACCAGGGCAAGGACCACGCCGAGGAGCTCCTCGGCGCTGCGGTGGATCTCGAGTTCAGTGTGCAGCGCCACCCTGGCTACCTCGAAAAGCGAGGGCGCTGACGCGCCCATGAATGAAGGATTGAAGGACTAGATGAATTTCCTGCGGACGGGGCGGACGAGGCGCTCGTCGTCCTTGACGTTGAAGCTCTGCCAGCCATCTCCGAAGTCCATGAAGTAGGCGTGGTTGGCGGAGCGCTGCGTGCTCGACCAGTGATAGCCATCGCTGAACAGCTCGGGCACGTTCGCCTCGGCGATCTGGTTCTCGCGACGGGAGCCAAGGTAGAAGTCGGTGTGGCCATCGGCGGTGTACTCCGAGGCCAGCTTCGCCGCCGGGTGCTCCTCGCTGTCGGCCAGCAGGGCCCGGGTGTTCGCCAGACCGTTGCTGGCACTGTCGGCGCCCTCGGTCTCGTGCCCGTAGCCACCATAGGCGGCGCGGAATTCCGCAGCGGGGCCGCCGGCCACGATCAGGTAGTAGTCGCGACCGCCATTCTCGCCGCGTACCAGGCCGGCGTTGTGGCCGCCCTCGCCGGGCCAGTAGGCGCCGAGCGGCGGGATGCTGTTGGCCGGTTCGAGGGTGCTGAACACAGCATCGCGAATCGGTTCGACCGCCAGGTCGGGGCTGAAGAAGTTGATGGTCAGGCTATCCAGGCGCCGGATATTCAGCGCAGGCAGTTGCTTCGCTTGCATGGGATGTCCTCGGTGGAATAGGGCGCAGGCGGCCGGCGCTTCCCGGCAAGCATCTGGTCTGGCCGAAGAGGGGTTACGGTCCCGCGAATCGCCTGCAAGAAAGGATTGAAGGAATGGATCACTGAATGATGAGGCTGCGGACGGGGCGGACACGGAAGGTGCTGGACTTGAGGCCCCAGTCCGTGAAGCCCGTGTCGAAGAGCGTGGTGAAGGCGCCGCTGGAGGAGTACTGCGAACTCGACCAGTACCAGCGATCTTGGAAACCGCCGATCTCGCCCGCATCCTTCGCCGCGAACAGGAGGTTCAGTTCCAGGGCGGACGGGATTAAGGCGCCTTCACCGATCTCCATGGCCAGCTTGGCGATAGGGCTACCTGCCTCGACCATTGCGATGGTGTTCGCAGCGCCGTCGCGGAAGCTCTTTGCGCCTTCGACGTTGACGCCGTACTCGCCCCACTTGCCGGAGAATTCACGATCAGCGCCCAGGTCGATCAGGGCTCGCTCAACGCCGTTCAGCCAGTAGCGGGTGGCGAAGATGCCGTCTGCCAGCGGTTGGCCGATTTCCGGTAGTTCCGCCGCGAGAATAGTGGTGATGACCTCGGTCATGATGTGCTCCAGAAGGACTGAATGATTGAATCAGTGGAGGATGAGAATCTTGCGGACGGGGCGGACACGGAAGTTGAGGCCCTTGAGGTCCCAGTCCGTGCTGCCCGTGTCGAAGTACGTGTAGAAGGCGTAGGTGGAGGAGTACTGCGTACTGGTCCAATACCAATCGTCCTCATCCAGATCAGTCACGTAGCCGAGCTGCTTGGCGTACATCATCTGGCTCGATTCGAGCGCCGACGGGATGAAGGCGTTGAGGGCCAGAACCTTTGACGCAAGCTCACTGCCAGCTTCCGCCATTGCACGGGTATTCGCCTCGCCGTCGCCGTGGTTGGTCTCGACGTCCTGACCATACTTGCCCCATTCGCCTTCAATCTCGGATTCGGCGCCTAGCGCTACCAGGGCGTATTCGGAATCGCCGTACCACTGGCGAGCGAAGAGGGTGCCGTCAGCGAAGGGCTGACCGAAGGCCGGGAGTTCGGATGCTTTGATCGATGCATGGATCATGTTGGGTTCCTTGTGTTGTTCGGGTGGACTTCCCAATGCGCCCTGTCACCAAGGCGCATCAGTGAAGTATGGGTGTTGCTCCGCGTTCGCCTAACTGGGCTTCTACAACCCGCGGGTGGTGCTTCTGGTGTCGTGTGAACCGTGGCGCCGGCATGCCGCACGCTGCAGTCGTCTTTCCTGGGCACCGTTACCCGCCACCTGTGCCTGGGCGATGATTTCTGTTCTCACTGCAAGCGCTTTCGGCGCCTGTCCGCTGTGCCGGTACTGATCCCCGTTCTCAAGGGCTCCGGCAGGGAGCGTTAGCAGTGCAGACCCTCGGCGCGCGATTCCAGATGCAGCGCGTCAGCTTTGAGCCTGGCCGGCTACCAGAGGCCGGCATGGGTTCCCGAATTGTGAAAAGAGCGTTCCGGCTTCGCCGAGGCATCTCTGCCTTGCCAGCGCGGTGGATTGCGTTGGTGTGAGGTAAATTTAGCCATGAGCTAATTTTACGTCAATAGCTGTGAGCTAAATATTTTTAGCTGGGCATGAAAAAGCCCGCGCCAGGCGGGCCAGGATTCGGTGTCAGGCGGGGAGGGGTGGATCAGTATTTATCGCGGAATCGGCTTGCGACACGAGCAAGGTAGGTCATCATCTCGCGCTGGCGAGCCTTGCCATGGGCGTCAGGGTGAAGGAGGGCAAGCAGGGAGTAGCGGTTTTCCTCGAATAGCCCCTGGACGTAAACCAAGGCGGCGTCCTGTTGCGGAGCACCGTTCGGGCAGGTTCTGTCACGCTGAGGTCGGTTGGCCGGGAATACCGTGGGCGGAATAGCGATGTGGATATGCATCAGGCCGGCGCGATAAGCCTCCTGCGGCACGACATATGGCACATCGCGCCCGAAGTAGGGCGGCAGCCAGAGGCGATCGGATTCTACGTAGCGGGCAAAGTCGCGGCAGAGGCCATCAAGGAGAGAAGGGTAGTCCTTCAGGACGCCCTGGAAGAGCTCGGCGTAGGTTTCTGGATTGAACTCGACAATCACCGCCATCCTGGTGATCAGCTCACCAGGCGATGCAGGCGTTCGGTACCGAGGTCGGCCAGAGATTTGAGCCCTTCACCGCTTACGTCACTCTGGAAGACTTCAGGAACGGTGATTTGCTGCTTGAAGAGAATCTCGTTCTGCACGGCCATGGCGCGAACCTTAGCCAGATTGCGGCGCAGGGCGTCGTACTCTTCGCCGATTACTGGCAGGTTGGACAGTGCGCTGTCCGCAGGTACGGCTTCTTCGAGCTGGCGCAAGGTCTGCACGATCTCGGTGAAGGGCTGCTCATTGATCAATGAGTCAGGCACCTTCTGCTCCAGCATGATCTTGCAGGAAGCCTCAAGGGTGTCGCGAAGTTGGCCGAGAGCGGCCATGGCGCGCTTAATGCGTTCGCGAATCTTGGCCTTCTGGGCAAGTTCCTGCTGCTGGTGTTGCCTGCCGGCCTTCTGGCTGTCCAATTGGGGGGTTGCAGCTGCCAATTGGGCGCACGAGGTCGAAACGCTCAGCGCCAGGCTGAGCATCGCCACCTTGGAGAAAGGAACCTTCGTGCGGGCCATGCGGCTCTCCCGAGCAAACTACGAGCCAAAGCATATATCTAGTGGCACTACAACTCAATGCGAGGCCTGGGCTACCTGGCCCGAACTGCAGGTTAAATTCAGCTGTAACCCGCATGGTTACTGGATCGGAACCTGGCCCAACACCTTGGCCTAGAAACGAGAAGCCCGCCCGGGGTGGCCGGATTCGTCGTCAGGCATCCCCACCTCATCAGGTACAATCCCTCCCTCAGACCGGAGGGCTTATGAGCTACAACCTTGCGAACCTACCGATGGACGAACGCCGGGCGATAGAAGACGAGAAGTCGGAGTTGTTCGAGTTTTGGCAGCAGAACCTGGACAGAGCGAAGGGAGAGGCCGCGCGCATCCTGGGCGAGAAGGACCGGCGGAAGGGTAAGTGGCGGGAGTGGGCCGCAGAGCAGATCGAGGCCCTACAGCCTGAGCAGTATCGGGAGATGGTCAGGAGGGAAGTAGGGCGCTGAGGCTAGATATCAATGGATATTGCTGCCATACCTCAAAATCCGTGACGGCACCAAGCTTTTCGTCGTGACAGGTTGACGTGACCGCTACGGCGCTTATACTCACGCCCAAGAAACGGCTGCCTTTCGGGTGACATATAAGAGGGATTCGTCCCCACCTGACTGGCGGCCATTTTTTTGCCCGGGAGAAATGGATGCTCAGTTACGCGGTGCTGATCGATGCGGGCTTTCTGAAGCCCAAGCTCTGGCCGGTTCGCAAGGAACCGATCACGTCGGAAATGGTTGAGCAGTTTGTCATCGCCCTGCGAAATCATCCGTTTCTGAAGGACCACCGCCTTCACCGCATCTATTTCTATGACGCCAAGCCGCTTCTGTCTGAGGCGAAGCACCCCAATGGAAGCGTCATAGAGTTCGGCAAGACCTCGACCGCTACCACCAACCAGGCTCTGCACTCCAGCCTAGAGAAGAGTCCCTACGTCGCCCTTCGTTTTGGCGAACTCGTCCACCAAGGCTGGCGGATCAAGGCGCGCCTGCTTCGTAAGGCCAACGCTGACACGACATTCAAGGCCGACGATCTGGAGCCAAACGTCCAGCAGAAGGGCGTCGACATGCGCATCGGCCTGGACATCGCCAGTCTCACATTGAAGAAGCAAGTCGGGATAATCGTCCTGGTGACAGGCGATAGCGACTTCATCCCGGCGATGAAGTTCGCGCGTCGAGAAGGTGCGCAGCTCGTCCTCGTTACCTTAGGCCACGGCGTCAGGGAAGAGGTGTTCCAGCATGCTGACATCGTGATCACGAACGATGCCAAGAGCTATTTCGCCACGGCAGAAGACCTTAGCCACGCCGGCGGCTAGTCCGGATTGGACTTAGCCTCATGGATCGCCAGGTCAGCTATGGCCTCAGCGATGAAGTCCGCATTCTCGATCAGCGTCTCCAGGTGGAGCTTCACGGCATCGGAGGTCTCGGTCGAGCCTCGTTGCTCAACCCAGATCGCCAACTCTTCGACAGCCGAGCCGATGGCGTTGATGTTCAGGTTGAGACGGTAGAGCAGGGCGGGGAGAGGGGAGTCGGCCATGGAAACCTCCAGAGCGGAGGACTCAGCTTAGGCCGGAAACGAAAAGGCCGCACTCAATGGCGCGGCCTTGTCCTGGTAGCTGCTGTCTTCCCAGCTCCAGGGCAGGGAAAATTTACCAAAACGAACCGTGGGATCAAGCCCCCCTCGGCTTGCACAGGCGGCACCGGTGGTCGGTCGATGACGCCTGGCCGAGGAGATCTGCTGCAGCGCCTGAGCGAGGAGGTGGCGGCGTTCTGAGAGCCAGGCTCAGAAACAAAAAGCCCCGCTTTGCGGGGCTTTCGGTCAAACGCTATCGTTGAAGTTCAACTGTTCAGGTCGGGGCGAGATGTCAGAAAGCGATTTCGGCGTAATACCGACGGCCTTAGCTCTTTTATAAAGCTGCTTGTCGTGGGTCCATATTTCCTTGGCGCCGCTTGCGACGGCGATAGCCAGAATTTGGCGATCGTATTTGAGCTTCGCCATCTTGGCATCAGGGTCCAGGCTCTTTAGCTCCTGATTGGTAACCAGAAGAGCGCATTCAACCGCCGCCAATTGGTCAAACGGAACCACCTCAATCGATTTCGTGCCGTTGATGATATCGAGATGGGTTTGATAACTGCTGCGTTCGATTCCCAAGAGATACTCAGAAACTACGGGGGCCGGCAGGATGACCGTGCCCTTCATTGTCTCAATTTGCTCAACCAGGGCCACGGCGCGCCTGAAGGCGTCGTCGACAACCTCGCCGGTTTCGGGATTCATCAAATCCGTTGCGCCATCGTCCTGCATGATCTGCACCAGAACGTTGGTGTCGATGACTATCTTCAAGCCTAGCCCCTACTCCCAAGAATCTCGGAATGCGCGTCGGGTGAAGCGCTCCATTTCACCCCTCCAGCAGCTTTAAGCCTTGCAACTGCTTCTTTGAAGCTGATGTCTTCGAGCAGCGTGAATGTCTTCACCTTCAGCTTGACCAGCCGCCACTGCCCACTGTTGAGCCTGACCCACTCGCCATTACCTTCCAGTCGTACCGGCTTGAAGATCACTTTGGCCAGGTTCTCGGCGACGTCTATGTCAGCTTCGCAGTAGAGCGTTTCGCCATCTGCCCCTTCCAGGCGCACTGGAACCGTTTCATCCTTGCCTCCGACGCTATAGAGGCGGCCCTGGACAGATGACGGTTTCACCACGCGAAGCGCATCTTCAGTTTCCTGGGGCTTAGGGAACTGAAGTATCTGAGCTCCACCTAGCGTGCGCAACGATGCTCCCGTCCTGTCCTCGGACATCAGTTCTGAGAGCTTTTGGAACGCTGCCTGAGCCTTTTTGGAGCCAAGCCCGCCAGATACCTCTCGGACCTGATTGAGTACGACGGGGTATTTATCGTCTTCTACATAGGCTACTAGCTGAGCAGAACCCTCTTTCACGCCCTCGAAGTGCACTGCGCTTTCTGCCCCATACATCGTGGCCAGCGCACGCAAGTAGTCCGTCAGCCGCTTCATCGAGAGGCGGTTTGGCGTGAGGTCATCGAGGTAAAGCGTTAGCTCTTTCATGCGGGGATTATAGTCAAGCGTCCTTGTTGACTACCATGACCGCGCCAGACGAAGCGCGATCCATTTGATCACTTTTTTACACCAGATGAGCATTCCACACCAGCAGCACCCTGGCGTGGATGCAGGTCTCATTACTCCCCCACGACCTGCCTATAGCTCCGGGCCGCCTGGCGGCCAAGCCCCATCAGCCCTTGCTCCGCGTTATCCGCCCCGCCTTGACCTCATCAGCATATGAGCCAAGACGATCCTCACCGTTGATGAGCACCCCAACGATACGGAGTACGGCCCAGGCGTCAGTCTCATTGCCTGCCTGGCTCAGTCGCTCGGCGATCTTCACCAGGTCGACGGATGCCCACTTGAGGTCGTGCTTGAGCAGTTGGGTGGGTTTGTTCATGCCCATTTTTACGGCTCCAGCAGATTGGCTACCGCTGTATGTACCTGGAAGATTTCACGATCGCTCCGACGAAATGGATCTTGTCGACCTCATCATCAGCAATAGTGATGGGCGGATGGGCATCATTGACGCTCAGCAGACGGATCAAGCCATCGCGCGCGTACATGAAGACCTTGATCATGGACTGGCCGGAGATCGTCCTGACTAGCACCTCATCGCCGGCGACGAAGGTCTTGTTTGGCTCAACCAGGACGAACTCACCACTACGAATGCGAGGTTCCATGCTGTTGCCGACGACCTTCAGCGCATAGGCGTTAGGATCATCACTGAAAATCTTTAGGTAGCCATCACCGTACCCAACCGGGTATTCCATGGCATCGAAAAATCCATCCGTGCCCAACTGTGCCATTCCTACAACAGGGATCATTCCTTCCCTTATGTGGCGGGGCTCTCCCTCTACGTTCACATGCTGGGAAAGCCTACCGTCTTCCCCCTCTCCGCTATGGAGTTGGTCGAGCCATCCCCTGGGTAGCCCATCCCTTTCCTCAATTCGCCGCGCAACGTCATCGCCTAGATTCTTGTCGGTTTTGTCCGACAGGATCTGGCTCAGGTGAGCGGCGCTCATCCCCCATTTGTCGGCGCACGCGCCTTTCCGCCGCTTTCCAATGAGTGCGATCAGGTTCGATTTTCTGATTTCGTAGATGTCCATTCCAACAAGATTGCCACTATTTAGCGCAATGCTAAATGTCCCCACAGCTAAATTCTCCTTGAGTTGATATTAGCCATGAGCTAAATTTCTCCGCACATCTCAAGGAGAATCACCCATGTCTGACCATTTGCGCGATTGGCTGGCTAAGACGCCGGCAGAAGAACGCAAGCGAGTGGCAGAAGAGGCCGGCACCACCGTTGGCCATCTCTGGCAGCTCGCTGGTGGCCACCGGAAAGCATCCGACAAGCTCGCAGAGCGGCTTCAGGACGCTTCCTCTGGCGAGATCACCATCGCCGGTCTTCGTCCGGATCTCGTGCCTCTTGCCGAGAAGATCCTGCGCGGGGCCGCCTAACCATGACCGCCAACCAATTGAACCCCGAGCAGGATGCAAGGGCACGCAAGAACTACAGCCTCATCGTGCAGCGGCTTGCATCGGTCGGGAATGCGCCGGTGGCGCTTGCGGTGGGCTGCGACGAATCGACGATCAGCCGGATGAAGCCGGAGAAGTTCCGGGAGTTCTCGGAAATCCTGGCCGTGCTCGACCTGAAGATCGTCCCGATGGACATGAAGTGCTTCAACGAGCGCGAGATGGAGGCCATTTTGACCTTGGCCAAGTCGAAGATGCGCGAGCTTGAGAGCGTCGAACAGCTGGAGTGGGACTGACATGGCCCGAGCCCGGAATATCAAGCCTGCCATCATGGCAAACGAGGACCTGGCCGAGCTCACTCCGGCCGAGCGCCTCCTGTTCATCTACCTCTGGATGCTGGCCGACCGGGAAGGGCGCCTTGAGGATCGCCCGAAGCGGATCAAGGCCGAAGCCTTCCCCTACGACGATGTCGATATCGACGCCATGCTGGACAACCTGCAGGGTGCCGGTTTCCTCATCCGCTACACCGTCGAGTCCAAGCGCTACATCCAGATCCTCAACTTCACCAAGCACCAGCGCCCGCACAGCAACGAGACCGCCAGCGACATCCCTCCGATGGAGCAAGGGGTTCGCACTGAGAAGAAGCCCGAGGTAGAGCCTGTTCAAAGCGCTTCTAACCATGGTGAAAAGGACTTTCAACCAAGGGAAGAAGCACTTCGCTCTGATCTTCTGATTCCTGATCTTCTGATCCCGGATACCAAGACCCCCCCAACCCCCGCGGGGGAGTCGCCGCCAGTTCGGGACGACCTGTTCGACCAATTCTGGGCGATGTACCCGAACAAGACCTGCAAGGCGAAAGCTCGGGCGAAGTGGGTGAAGCTCAAGGTCACCCCCATCCTGTTCGACCAGATCATGTCCGGCCTGCGCCGTCAGTGCGCTAGCCAAGCGTGGCTCAAGGATGGCGGCCAGTTCGTGCCGCACCCGACGACCTGGCTCAACGGCGAGCGCTGGAACGACGAGGTGCGCAGCAACGTTCACCACCTGCCCAGCAGCCGGCACCACGGCTTCGACGACCGCGACTACACCGCCGGATTGATCCAGCGGGAGGATGGCACCTATGGCTTCTAACGCCCTGAACCTTGAGGTCGGTGATCTTGAGCGCCGCTTCGGCGTCGTGTCGAAGTCTCCGGCGAAGTGCGACAAGCACGGCGAGTACGCGGCAGTGGTCCATCGCAACTCGGACAAGCCTTCCGGTTGCCCGGCCTGTGCCCAGGAGATCGCCGACGAGAAGCTGCGCGATGAGCAGGCCGAACTGTGGCGCAAGATCGAGCGCGAGAAGATGGAACGCCGCCTGGCTGGCGTGCTGATTCCGCCGCGGTTCCATGGCCGCAGCTTCGACACCTACATCGCCACGAATGCCGGTCAGCGGAAGGCACTGAAGGTCTGCCGCGAGTACGCGGAGAACTTCGAGGTGAATGCTCGCGATGGTCGCTGCCTCCTGCTGCTAGGCAAGCCGGGCACCGGCAAGACTCATCTGGCCAACGCCATCGCCGGCCATGTTGTCTGCCATAGCCGCAGTGTTACCGCAGCCTATCGAACCGTCAGCTCGATCCTGCAGTTCATCAAGGGCAGCTTCGACCGCGAATCCGGCTACAGCGAATCTCAGGCGTTCGAAGCGCTCTGCGAGCCGAGCCTGCTGATCGTTGATGAGGTTGGCGCAACCAAGCCCACCGAGTTCGAACTGACCACTCTGTTCAGTGTCATCGACGGGCGCTACCAGAACCTGCTGCCGACCATCATCGTGTCCAACCTGATGCCGAACGAGCTTCCTGCTGCGCTCGGTGAGCGGTGTGTCGATCGCCTGCGCGAGAACGGCGGCATTGCCCTGGTGTTCGACTGGCAATCCAAGCGCTCGGAGGCTGGCCATGACTAAGCCCAACCTCGGCAAGATCTCCACCCAAGGCCTGGACCTAACCAGCGCCTGCGACATCTGCGGGAAGAACCGAGCTCATGGCAGCCACAAGCGCTGCAGCAAGGTCCGCCAGCAGCGCTATCTCGCGGGGAGGGCCTCCCAATGAAACGCTCCTGGACCGTAATCCTCGGCACCCAGCGCTTCACCATGGTGCTGATGGAAGACTGCGACCCGCTCGCAGTGGTTCGTTCTATTTGGCCGGAGGCGACTGTGCAATGACCAAGTTCCTCAAGAAATTTCTCTTCGCGTTCATGCTGATGACCATCGCCGCTGCAATTTCTGTATGCGTGATGGTCTGGGTCAGTTTCATCTCGGATGCTGGTTTCCGGGGCTTGACTGGGTTCCTGCTGGCTGTAGGCCCTGAGCTTCTCATTGCCGCCGCTGGCTTCGCCTGGGTGGAGGTGCGCCGTGGCTGACAACCGTCACTTCGCAGATCCCTGGTTCTGGATATGCGTCCACGAGGCAGTGGAATCCGGCTTCCTGAACGAATGGCTTCGTCTGACCGGGAATCGACTCCCTCGCAGCGAGATTGAACGCATGGTCGACGAGGCAACCGGCTACGGAGAGGACGTGGCTCGCCAGTTCCTCCAGCACGTGAAGGAGTTCATCTACGACACCATTCCGCACCCGGTGGAGGTAGCCAATGGATAAGCCCCGCCAGTTCTACCAAGCCAGCTACGGCGTCCACCTTCCCTACAACAAGCGCATGTGCTTCGGCTGCAACCAGGTGAAGCCGCGCGACAAGGCTCCGGCGTCCAAAGCTTGGCGCTGCGCTGACTGCAAGGCGAAGGCCAGGGAGGCGCGCAATGTCTGACTTCATTGATCGCCTCAACTCCCCAACAACGCAGGTATCTGACGGCCCCCTTCCCGGCAAGAAAGGTTGGGGCAAGGCTCCGTTCTGCGGGAACAAGGCCCACTACTTCGAGCTCATCTACGACGATTCCATCGGCCCGCATGGGCGCGAGAAGTACTGGGTAGCTCTCTGTGGAGTGGATGCCGTCACCGCGGACAGGGTGCCGATGTTCTCGGCCGGCAGCTGGAAGCGCTGCAAGAACTGCGAGCGGAGGGCGAGTCATGGCTGATAAGAAGGTAGACAAGTTCTGGCTCTCGATGGTGGCCGCAATCATCGGTATGTCGTTTGGCGCTCTGGCCATTCACCTCTACGACCGCTTCTCTTGGAACGGTACTGCCTGGAACTTCTACAGCCCTAACACGGACATGACCTGCCTTGTAGCTCGCAGCCGAGGGCAAGAGGTTATGGCCTGTCTTCCAGGCGATCGGCGAAAGGAGGCTGATCATGGCTAACCCCCGCTTCCCCATCCGCAACGAGACCGACCGCCAGCGCGCCATTGCGATCCTGCAGCGCATCGACCTGGCCGAAGGCAAGACCTGGAGCCTGCACGACGAGGCCCGCAGCGACGCCCAGAACAGGCGCATGTGGGCCATGCTGCGCGACATCAGCCACCAGGTGGAGTGGTACGGCCGGAAGCTGGACGACGAGAGCTGGAAGCACATCTTCAGTGCCGCGGTTCAGCAGCAGGATGCCGTTCCGGGCATCAACGGTGGGTTCGTGGTCCTGGGCGTCTCCACCCGCAAGCAATCCAAAAAGTGGTTCAACGAGATGTTCCTGGTGATGGAAGCCTTCGCCGCCGAGCGTGGCGTGAAGTTCACCACGCGGGATTACTGGGAGGGAGCGGCATGAGCAAGTTCAAGGCTGGGGATCTCGCGCTCGTCATCGGAGAAAGAAACTTCGGGCGTTGCGTAGAGCTGATCTCCTTCCACGTGGGCCCTTGTCGTGTCGACATTAAAGGAAACAGATGAGTAATCGTCCCGGAAGGCGTTCCCGCATGGCGCGTCACGGCAAAGGACCTGGCGGGCGAGTTGGTTCCCTCAGGTAAGGCTGTGAAAACCGATGAAGTCCTGATCCGAGAATCGAAACTTATCCCGCTGAAGGGCGACTTCCAGCCCGAGCAGCAGAAGGCGAAGGAGGTGGAGGCGTGATTCACGCGAAGCTGATGCGCAAGCGGAAGAAGTTCGGCCGGTGCTGTTGCGCCGGCCATGGCGGTTCCTGCCAAGTTAGCCGGGATATCCAGTCGACGCCATGCGGGCGCTCTGTAGACCGGCGGGAAACTCGTAAGGCGCTCCGTGACGGCTGGGAGGACTACTGATGCTCTCCACCCGCCAGCCACGCCCGAAGAAGTGCCAGAACACCGAATGCGGCACCAAGTTCATCCCTCAGCGCCTGGGGCAGCGCGTCTGCTCCCCAGCCTGCGCCCTGGCCACCAAGGACAAGCACCAGGCTCCGGCGCGGAAGGCCATCGCCGACCGCAACCGCCGGGAGATCAAGGCGCGGAAGGAGAAGCTGAAGAGCAGGGCGGATCACCTGAAGGAGTGCCAGGCAATCTTCAACCAGTACATCCGGCTACGGGATGCGGACAAGCCCTGTGTGAGCTGCGGCCGTCCCGCCACCTGGGATGGCCAATGGCACGCGTCGCACTATCGCAGCGTTGGTTCCACGCCGTCGCTCCGCTTCAGCCCGCTCAACGTGCACCGCGCTTGTTCCATCTGCAACTCGCACCTGAGCGGCAACATCATGGGCTATCGGCCCGAGTTGGTGCGGAGGATCGGGGAAGAGGCAGTCCTGGAACTGGAAGGGCCTCATGAGCCCCTGAAGCTGAGCATCGAGGACATCAAGGTACTGAAGGCCAAGTTCCGGGCCTGGGTGCGTGAACTGAAGCGGGAGACGGCATGACACTAGCCGAATACATCGCCCAACAATGGGCAATCCTTCGAGAGTACGGGCTGATCAAGGGGGAAGGGGAATGAAGCTGAATAGCGCACGTCAAGCCTGGCACGAGGCGTTCTATGGCAAGCGGAACAGCAACGCCAACCACTTCGCGACCATCCATAGGCTCGGCACCCAGATCCAGCAGACCGAGATCGACCGCTCCTTGGACCACTGCGAGCATGGCGTGCTGGCCGGCTACGTGCAGCAGGCGGTCGCCAGTCTCTCGCCTGACCTGCAACTGTTCGGACATCACATGTACGGGCCGGAAGGGATCATCGGCGATCCCGATGACGTTCGCGAGGCGGCCGAGGCGCTGGTATTCGATCTGGCCTACAGTCGTGTCGAGAAGATGTATGCCAAGAAGATGGAGCGCGCCCGCGCTGTGGCAGCAGGCGTTCTCTACCGATACCGCCGCATGCATCAGGGCGGCCAAAGCTCGATGCCTGACCCAATGCCGAAGCCTGAGGGATTCCGCGCATGGATCCTGGCAGAGAAAGGCATTTCCCTCTCCAGTGAACAATGGACAAGGGAGTGGGAAGGGTTCATCGACACCTGCTTCCTGGCCTGTGACGACCTGGACAAGCAGGCGCTGATACCAGTGTCGAGCATCCTCGCACTGATGAAAGAGGCAGCATGAAATCGCATTGTTATAACGTTTGACAAATTGTCCGGCTGGCAATACGATTTTCCCATCCTAGAAATTGTCACTTCAGAGCCCGGCCATGCGCCGGGCTCTGTCGTTCTTGCATGCGTGAAAGCGGAGCTGCCGATGGAACCGACCTCTACTGCGGCAGGAGCATTGCTCGCCAAGTACAGCGTCGCGATCGCCGCGTTCGCTGGTGCAATCCTGTCGCTGTCCTTCCTCCGCGGCCTGACTCGAAAGCAGGCCAGCGCCGCGGTGATTACCGGATTCCTCTCCTCGATCTTCACTACCCAACTGGTGGTGAACTACTTCGGCCTTCCGGCTGATGCCGATTCGAAGAACGGGGTGGCTTTCCTGATTGGCCTATTGGCCATGAACATCATCCCCGCCATCAAAGCAGCAGCGGAGCGCATTCTCGCTACCAAGGGTGCCTGACCATGATGACCTCCATCCTCATGGGCCTGGACGCCGTGCTTTGCATTCTCGTGGTACTGGCAGCGCTTGAGTTCCTGCGCTCAGTCCACCTGTTCGAGCATCCGATCCTGAGCCTGTCGTTCTACTTGGTGGCCACCGGAGCATTCGGCTTGCTGCTGGAGCTGGCAAAAGGCTACTGGGTGAGTCCCTGGGCAGTAGTCCTGCACCTGGGTGTCGTGGTCTACGCCTGGTGCCGACGCAAACACATCTTCCGAGATTACTGGTCGTGGGATGGGGTGGACCGGAGGGGTAAGTGATGCGCCCTATGCCTCCCGCCAGCATTGGCCAGTTCGCTGAGGGCCAGGATTGGGCTGACGCCTATCTGCCAGCACCTGAGGTTCTGGCATGGGCTATGGAGACCTTCGTCAGTGAGGATGGCGAGATCCACAACGAAGACCACGCCCATCTGCAGGACGCACCAATCGCGTTTCTCTGGGCAGCATCGGGGTTCGAGAAGCAAGGTCGACTGGTGCTCGGCCAGTGCGAGGAAGTCACCTTCCGCTGTGGACCATGGCAGAAGGGCAGGCAGGAGCAGCAGATGCTCCAGTGGTTCGGCTACTTGCCGACCTACCTGATCACTCTGGCCGCGGACTACTGCGCCGAGTGCAGTGATGCCGAGTTCTGCGCCCTGGTAGAGCACGAGTTGTACCACATCGCCCAGGCGCTGGATAAATACGGCGAACCCAAGTTCACCGAGGAAGGTCTGCCCAAGCTCAAGCTGCGCGGCCACGACGTCGAAGAGTTCGTCGGCGTGGTTCGCAGATACGGCGCCAGTGAAGGGGTTAAGGCCCTGGTAGAGGCGGCAAACAACCCGCCCGAGGTGGCGAAGATCAACATCGCGAGGGCCTGCGGAACCTGTCTGCTCAAGTCGGCCTGATGCAAGACAGGCAGTAGACGGAGTCCAACCATATGGCAATCCTGAACAACGAGGTGAAGGCCTTCATCGTTCAGGCCCTGGCCTGTTTCGATACGCCGAGCCAGGTGGCCGAATCAGTCAAGCGTGAATTTGGGATCGAGGTTTCCCGTCAACAGGTGGAGACGCACGATCCAACCAAACGGTGCAGCAAGACGCTCGCCAAACGCTGGGTGACGATGTTCCACGATACGCGTAAGCGCTTCCGTGAAGAGATTGCGGAGATCCCCATTGCGAACCGAGCCTACCGCTTGAGGGCGCTGGGGCGCATGGCAGAGAAGGCCGAGGGCTTGCGCAACATGGCGCTCGCTGCCCAGCTATACGAGCAGGCAGCGAAAGAGTCTGGCGGCATGTACTCGAACAAGCACCAGCTTGAGCACTCCGGCCCAGGTGGTGGCCCGATTCCGATGATGCCTACGACCATCCAGCTTGTGGCGCCAGGCCATGACAACGGCGAGGATTGAGCTGCCGCCAAAGCTGATCCCGGTTTTCTCTGGCCCAGCACGATACCGCGGCGCTCATGGTGGCCGCGGCAGCGCCAAGACGCGTACGTTCGCCAAGATGACGGCGGTTCGGGCGTACATGTTCGCTGAGGCCGGAATCAGTGGCGTGATCCTCGGCGCCAGGGAGTACATGAACTCCCTTGAAGAGTCCTCGATGGAGGAGATCAAGCAGGCGATCAGGTCAGAGCCCTGGCTAGATGCCTACTTCGATATCGGCGAGAAGTACATCCGCACGAAGAACCGTAGGATCTCCTACGCATTCTGCGGCCTGCGCCACAACCTCGACAGCATCAAGTCGAAGGCTCGTATCCTCATTGCTTGGGTGGATGAGGCCGAGAACGTCAGCGAGACGGCATGGATCAAGCTGCTCCCTACGGTGCGCGAGAACGACTCCGAGGTCTGGATCACATGGAACCCGGAGAAGGACGGTAGCCCGACCGACACCCGGTTCCGGAAGAACATGCCGCCCGGCGCCAAGATCGTCGAACTGAACTACACGGACAACCCGTGGTTCCCCGACGTCCTTGACCAGGAGCGCCTGAACGACCGGGAAACCCTGGACGACCAGACCTATGCATGGATCTGGGATGGTGCGTACCGCGAGAACAGCGACGCGCAGATCCTGTCCGGCAAGTACCGGGTGGCGGAGTTCACCCCGGGCCATGGCTGGGATGGGCCGTATTACGGCTTGGACTGGGGCTTCAGCCAGGACCCAACGGCCGGCGTGAAGCTCTGGGTGCACGACCGCAGACTATGGGTAGAGTACGAGGCCAGCAAGGTCGGACTCGAGAACGACGACATCGCCCAGTTCATGATCGACCGCCTGCCCGGAATCGAGCAGCATGCGGTGCGCGCCGACTCAGCTCGGCCGGAGACGATCAGCCACGTCAAGAGCAAGGGGAAGGACCACAAGCGCGCCAACCTGCCCCGCATCGAGCCTGTGGTGAAGTGGCAGGGCAGCGTCGAGGACGGTATTGCTCACCTGCGCAGCTACATCGAGATCGTCATTCACCCGCGCTGCACAGGCTTCCTGCGGGAGGCCAGGCTCTACAGCTACAAGGTCGACCGCCTGACCGGTGACGTGCTGACCGACATCATCGACAAGCACAACCACTTCATGGACGCCAGCCGCTACGCACTTGGCCCGCTGATCAAGCGCCGCGGTGCCATCGGCCTGCTGCTACCCGGAGCCCGCTGATGGCCATCTTCATCCTCAGGGAGCGCGACGGTAACCGAGCCATGGTAGTGCGCGCGAAGTGCATCAGCTGCGCCCGCACCATTGCGGTCGAGAACGCCAGCGCCGAAGGCACCCTGCTATGGCGTGATCCAAACCTGTCGTCCGTTGAGCTGGTGCGCGAGAGCGACAAGCCCGGGCTGATCCTGAAATCGGAATGACCATGACGGACAACCTGCAACTGGCGGTCAATCACGCGTTGAACGACCTCCAGACCGCCCGCGCCCGCATGGGGCTGCTCAATCCTGGAATGGGCATCGACAACAAGCGTCCCCAGGCATGGTGCGAGTACGGATTCCCCGAGTTCCTTACCTTCCACGACTTCTACGCGCTCTATCGGCGGGGAGGCGTGGCGCACGGCGCCATTGGCAAGATCATCGGTCTCTGCTGGCGTACCAATCCCTGGATCATCGAGGGCGACGACCAGGATGGGGCGAAGGACGAAACGGCCTGGGAGAGCACGCTGAAGCCGTTGATGGGGCGCGGCAAGTTCTGGCGTGCCTTCGCAGAGGCCGACACCCGCCGCCTCGTTGGTCGGTTCTCAGGCCTCCTACTGCAGGTGCGCGACGGCAAGAAATGGGATCAGCCGGTGACCAAGGGCAAGGCCCTGGTGAAGATGATCCCCGCTTGGGCCGGATCACTGAAGCCGATCACCTTCGACGACAACGAGACTTCGGAGGCCTACGGCGAGCCCACCATGTGGCAGTACACTGAAGCCACTCGTGATGGGCGCGCTGGGCGTCAGATGAGGGTTCACCCGGATCGGGTGTTCATCCTCGGCGACTGGACCAGTGAGGCGATCGGTTTCCTTGAGCCGGCCTACAACGCCTTCATCAGCCTGGAGAAAGTGGAAGGTGGTTCCGGTGAGTCGTTCCTGAAGAACGCCGCCCGCCAGTTGCTGCTCAACTTCGACAAGGAAATCGACCTCAACAACATCGCCGCGATGTATGGCGTGTCGCTGGATCAGCTCAACCAGCGGTTCAATGAGGCCGCGCGCCAGTTGAACCGTGGCAACGATGTGATGCTTCCCACGCAAGGAGCCTCGGCCACCCAACTGGTCTCAGCGGTGTCCGATCCAGGGCCGACCTACGACGTCAACCTGCAGACCGCAGCTGCTGCCCTGGATATCCCCACCAAGATTCTGGTCGGCATGCAGACCGGCGAACGGGCCAGCAGTGAGGACCAGAAGTATTTCAACGCTCGTTGCCAAGCACGTCGCACCGACCTCACCTTCGAGATCAACGACCTGATCGCGCACTTGATCCGCATCGGCATCATCGAGCCTAAGGCCGAATACACGGCAATGTGGGATGACCTCACCACTGCTACCCAGGGCGAGCGCCTGGCCGACGCCAAGGTGATGAGCGAGATCAACCAGACGGCCATGGCCACTGGTGAAATGGTGTTCACTGCCGAGGAAATCCGCGAGCAGGCCGGTTTCGATCCGCTGGAATTGCCGGATCCGCTACCAGACGAAGACCCGGAGGAAGACGATGCCACGAGCAGCGATCCTGCCGGCGAATCCGCGTGATCCTACCGGCGCCGATAGATTGGAGCGGGGCGCCTTCCGCGATTTCTCGAAACGCTTCAGGAAGATCAGAGACGGCTACCTGCTCGCTCTGGGCCGCATCCCCAGCGAGCCAGTCGTCAACCGGCGATACGTGTTTAACCTGGACAGCACGCTGCTGAACGCCATGTTCTCCGGCCTAGACAGCATGGTCGATTCGATCCTGCTTGAGGGCGGTGAGGACAAGCTCTGGTTCTTCGAGTCGTACGTCAGTATCGCCTACCAGCGTGGCACCGCGCAGCAGTTCGCCAACCTCGGTCAGCAGTCGCCCGTCTATCACGCCGGCCAGCAGTCGCTGCGAGACATCCTGATGTCCGAGCCATATCGGCGCCGGATCGCCCTGGTGCGTGCTCGCGAGTTCGAGGAGATGAAGGGGCTGTCCGGGACCACCAAGAGCACGCTCAATCGGGTGCTGGCCGAAGGCATTGCACGCGGCAAGAATCCGCGAGAGATCGCCAAAGACATCGGCTCATCGGTAACCAGCCTCGATGATGTTCGCGCACGCCGGATCGCGCGGACGGAGATCCCCACAGCGCTGCGCCGGGCCCGCATGGATGAAACCGATGACGCCCAAGAGCGCTACGGCATTCGAACCATGGAGATGCACATCTCCGCTCTGAGTCCGACCACGCGGCGCACTCACGCTGCTCGCCACGCAACACTGCACACCACCGAAGAGCAGCGCGATTGGTGGGCCGAGGACGCCAACTCCATCAACTGCAAGTGCTCCACGGTCTCGGTGATTGTCGACGACAACGGCAATCCGCTGGTGCCGGCGATAGTCGAGCGCGCCAAACGTAACAAGCAAGTCATGGAAGCCAAGGGGCGCGGCCCCTGGGCGAAAGAGGATTAAGCCATGCCCATGCAGGTCAACATCACCGCTAAGGTCAACAGCGCGAGTATCCGCCGCGAGCAGCACAACGGCCGCGAGCACATTGTCATCCCCAGCTACACGCTGCCGGCCAATGTCGTGATGAATGGCGGTCTGTACCCGGCCAGCGAGATCGATGCGCACTACAAGGCTCTGGAGGGGACGCTGGCGCCGCTCGGGCACCCGACCGTCAACGGCAAGTTCGTCTCAGCGTTCTCTCCAGAGGGAATCCACACCAACCACGTCGGTGCCTTCAACCGCAATGTGAAAAAGGTGGGTAGCCGTATCGCTGTCGAGAAGTGGCTCGATGTCGAGTTCGCCAAGAACAGCGAGAACGGCCGACGCCTGCTGGAGCGCATCGAGGCGCTGGAGAAGGGCGAGACTGCGGATCCCATTCACACCAGCATCGCGGTGTTCCTCGACCGCGAGCCGGCCACCAACGCCGAATACCAGTGGGTAGCACGCATTCACTCGGTCGATCACGACGCGATCCTACTGGATGAACCTGGCGCCGCTACCCCAGAGCAGGGCGTTGGGCTGATGGTGAATGCCGACCAGGCCGTGGCGCTTAAAGCCAACTCTGGTGCCCTGGAGGGCGAAAGCTTCGGCGACAAGCAGCGTCGCCTGGAGCAGGCCGCACGTGACCGATTCGTTCAGGGCGACAACGACTATGTCTGGATCGCCGATTTCACCGATAGCCAGGTCGTCATCGTGCGCAACGGAGGCGATGCCGAGGTCTTCGGCTACCGCATCGACGGTGGCCGGATCGCCTTCGACGACACCGGATCGCCGGTAGAGCGCCGCGAGTCCTGGGTTTCGAAACTCCCTACTGTCAATCAAATCCTGAAACTGCTGTTCAACAATCAGGCTCGGCCTGATCAACCTGAGAAGGAGGGCGACATGCCTCTCACTACCGAAGAAAAAGCCGAGCTCGTCAAGGACATCGGCGCCAACACCGCCAGCGCCATCAAGGAACTGGCGGACACCATCATCAAGCCCCTGGCCGACAAGGTGGACAGTCTGCAGGCCAACCAGAAGGCGCTGACCGACAGTCTTACCGCCAACCAGAAGGCCGAAGACGACAAGATGCGCGAAGCCGTCAAGGCCAAGTACGGCGAGGTCGTCGCGAACAGCCTGCAGGGCGATGCCCTGAAGGAAATGTTCAAGCAGTGTGACAGTGCCGCGGGCATCCTCAACGGCAACGCCAGCGATCAGCCGGTGACCGGCGCGCCTGACCCGAAAACCTACGGAGGTGCCCAATAATGGCCCGCTACCGCCGCGTGAACATCGACGGCAAGTCGCTGTTCAAGACCGAAACCCGCAAGACCGCCGCCGCCCTTTACCCGGGCACCTTCGCGACCATCAACGGTTCCGACCTGTTCGCCCAGGCCTCTGCTGTCGTCGGCCGGATGTACGTGCTGGATGCCGCGCATCATGAGGGCCTGTCGATCACTGACCAGATCCCCTCGGGCCATTCCGCCATCGGCAACTACCTGGAGGAGGGGCGCGAGTTCGCCGTGCGCATGGCGGCCGGCGCCTACACCAAGGATCAGGCCGTCACCGTCAGCGCCTCCGGCCTGGCCATCCCGGTGCCTGGCACCGCCGGTACCTACAAGGTCATCGGCTACATCCAGGACGACGTCACCACCACTGCCGTCGACTTCATTCGCATCCGCATCCGCGCCGATAGCGTGACTGTGGCCGGCTAAGGAGAACGCCATGTACTTCACTCGTGAGAATCTCGCGAATCCCCGTATGCTCGGCCACTGGAACGAGCTGTGGGCCAACCGCGACCAGTTCAACGCCTTCCAGGGGCAGATGGTCCGCGCCTATCAGGCCACCATGACCCCCGAACAACTGGCCTGCAACGCCCTGGCCGGCCTCGGTCGCGACTTCTGGCAGGAAATCGATGCGCAGATCGTGCAGATGCGCAACCAGGAGGTGGGCATGGAGATCGTGAACGATCTGATGACCGTTCAGACCGTTCTGCCAGTTGGCAAGACCGCCAAGTTGTACAACATCGTTGGCGACATCGCCGATGACGTGTCGGTGAGCCTGGATGGTCAGGCTCCGTACTCCTTCGACCACACCGAGTACGACAGCGACGGTGATCCGATCCCGGTGTTCTCCGCCGGCTATGGCGTCAACTGGCGCCACGCCGCAGGGCTGAATACCGTCGGCATCGACCTGGTGCTCGACTCGCAAGAAGCGAAGTTTCGCAAGTACAACAAGCGCCTGGTCAGCTACATGCTGGACGGCGACGGCAACATCCAGGTGGCGAGCTACCCGGGACAGGGCCTGCGCAATCACCGCAACACCATCAAGCTCAACCTGGGCAGCGGCTCGGGCGGTGCCAACATCGACCTGACCGCCGCCGGCGCCGACGCAATCATCGCGTTCTTCGGCACCGGCGCCTTCGGCCAGGCCGCGCGCACCAACAAGGTCGCCGCGTACGACGTCCTCTGGGTGTCCTACGAGATCTGGGCGAACCTGAACAAGGCCTACGTGGTGAACGGCCAGGTCATCGGCACCGTTCTGTCCGTCGTAGCCCCGTTCATGCCGGTGCGCGAGATCAAGCCGACCTATGCCTTCTCCGGCAACGAGTTCCTCGGCTACGTCCGCCAGCGCAGCGTTGTCAGCCCACTGGTCGGCATGACCACCGGCGTAACTCCGCTGCCGCGCCCGCTGCCGAACACCAACTACAACTTCCAAATCCTGGGCGCCTTCGGCCTGCAGGTGAAGAAGGATGCGGAAGGTCTGGCCGGCGTGATCTACGGCGCCGTGATCTCCTAAGGAGGCGACCATGCCCAAATACGAAGTGACCATCCCCTGGAATGGCGTCATCGCTGGCCAGGTCATCGACCTGGATTCGGTTCATCCTGCCATCGCGGCCAACGTCCGTCCTGTCGCGGAACGCGAGGTGGACGCCACCTCCGCGGATGACGCCGAGCAGGTGCTGCTGAAGGCCTGGGAACAGGCTGACGGCATCGTTCGCGAAGCCCAGGCCAAGGCCGTAGAGATCATCGATACCGCCAAGGCCGAAGCGGCCACGTTGACTTCCGAGTCTACCAAGCCGGCCGGCCAGCTGACTCCGGCGATCACGGCCGACGCCAACGAGCGCCGCGAACTCATCAAGGCGCGCCTGAAGGAGCTGAAGATCGAGTTCGACGGCCGCAAAGGCGAAGATGATCTCGCCGCGCTGCTGCCGGAAGGCGAACTGGCGAAGCTGTTCCCCGCCGAGTGATCGGCACCTGACGAGAGGCCGCCTTCGGGCGGCTTCGTCGTTTCTGGCCCCTGCAAAGGGGCCTTTCTCTTTCTGGAGCCCGACATGCTCACGACTGACCAGGCCAAGGAGTACTTGGCCTCCGTCGGCATTACGCTGCCGGACTTCTTGGTTGACCTATTGGTCGGCCAGGCCAACAGCATCAATGACTGCTTGGCCGAGCATTACGACGCCGCGACCGCGACGCTGATCCAGCTCTACCTGGTCGGCCTGCTCGCGCTTGCCCAAGGCGATAAGTACATCTCCAGCCAGACCGCGCCGTCTGGCGCTTCCCGTTCGTTCCGGTATCAGGGCTTCGCGGACCGCTGGAAGGGAACGCTGAATCTGCTGCGAGGCCTGGACAAGTACGGCTGTGCCTCTGAATTGATCCCCGCCGATCCGACCCAGACAGCCCATGGTGGACTATGGATCGCTTCGGCTGGCTGCATGTGCGAGGACTGAAATGTCAGCTACGGCAAATTGGTCCTACACCAACGTGGCCACCGTGCGGCCCTTCGTGAAGATCGACCTGAAGACTCAGACGACGATCTACGGCGATGAGTACGAGATCGCTTGCACCTGGGAAGCGAAGAGCGAGACGGTGCGTGACGCCGGCGGACAGAGCGGCGCTCAGGGCTCAGAGTTCGTTAGTCGCCACATGATCTACACCGAGGATGCGCGCCCGAAATACCTTGATCTCATTCAGTTCGACGGCTCGAACGGCTGGGAAGAAATCCGGTCGGTCACGAACTGGGACATGTCCTTCTTCGGCGAGCAGCCGGACTTCCTGCTGGTGACCTGAATGACCCCGAAAGAATTGATCAAGGCCGCGCTCGATCGCTTGGTTGACGAGCATGACGAGGACCCGCGCAGTCCGCTGATTCGTGGGTTGTCCGCGCTGCTGGAGGATCCGGACAGAATTCCCGGCGACGCGGGCATCGACCTGGTGGTGACCTGCAGGCCCGGTGGTCAGTTCAGTGTTGCCGACCAGTCCGGCCGCCCGGTGCGCGGCGTGAATTCGGTTGCGGTTTTCCGCGACCAGACGGGCCGAGAGGTCCTACAGATCAACCTGTGAGGTGAGCCATGCCAGCCAAGGGAATCGAGCGCGTTCGCCGTGGCTTCAAGGTCACTGTCGATCGCATCAGCCAGAAGGTCAGCGAAGGCGCTGTCTACGCGATCCTCAGTCAGGGCGCTGCGATGGCGCAGACCATGACGCCAATCGATACCAGCAGCCTGATCAATAGCCAGTACGCGCCGCAGATCAGCGTCGACCACGGCAAGGTCATGGGAAATGTCGGCTACACGGCGGCCTATGCCGGTGCAGTGCATGACGCGCCCGGAACCACTGTTGGCAAAGGCGTGCCACGCGATCCAGCCGATCCAAGCCGAGGAAACTTCTGGGACCCGAACGCCGAGCCGGAATTCCTCAGCAAGGGCTTCGAGCAGATCGAGTCAGCAGTGCCATCGATCCTGAGGAGCTACTACCGTGTATGAGGCCTTCGTCGACTGGCTGACCGCTGTGCTCGGCGATACCTACGAGATAAGCACCGGCCAATGGGTAGATGGTCCGAGCTTGGTCGATACCTGGATCGCTGCCGTAGTGCAGAACGGTGGTCCGCCAGTGAGCGTCGATGACCGACGGCAACGCTACCGCGTAATCCTGCTGGGCCCTCGCAATGGCCGCCAGCATGTCTCCACCATCAACCAGAACATCGAATCACTGGTGCAGGCCGCCATGGGCGATGCCGTGCCCTGTGGCGCCGCTTCCGTGCGCGCGATCGGAGAGCCGGTAGGTCCCGGCTACACCACCGAGAACCGGGCCTGGTACAGCCTGGACCTTGAAGTTCTCTTCTGAAAAGGAGCCTAAAGATGGCTTGCAAGAAACTGAAATTCCCCGGGAAGGATGTCGTCCTGGAGTACGTGATCGGCTGCGGCGATGAGCTTCCAGCAGAAATCGACTGGCTGCGCTTCGGCTCTCTGCGCACCAAGGAGTTCGAAATCTCCTGGGACACCGCGGATGCCACTGATGCCGATTCCATCGGCTCGCTGCGCGAGAATCTGGCTACCTTCCAGTCGATGACCATTTCCGGCGACGGCACGGTGAAAGCCTCCGGCGCAGGTTCTCAGAACCTGATCGATCTGACCAAGCATGTGGTCAATCCGGTGGCTACCGGCGGCCAGCCTGCCGTGTGGCTGCGCATGACCTTCCCGGACCTGACCTTCACCGCCTACTGCCTGATCAGCACCCTCAGCCGCTCGGCGCCCTACGATGACGTGACCACCTACAGTTTCGAGGCCTCTGCTACTGCCTCGGACTTCGGCCTGATCGTCGAGGACACTCCGGATGCTGATGCTCCTGATCCCGCCAGCATCCAGGTAGTGCCGGAAACCATGACGCTGACCGTCGGTGAGGGCTTCAACTTCGAAGGCGTGGTGCTTCCGGTCGGCGCCCCGCAGGGCCTGCGCTGGACCTCCAGTGCGCCTACCGTGGCCGCAGTCAACCAGGTCTCCGGCGAGGTCACTGCGCTTTCTGCCGGATCTGCGACCATCACTGCCGCCTCCAGCGTAGCGCCTGGCATCACCGACACCGCAGCCATCACCGTGGTGCCGCTGGTACAAGGCATCACCGTATCGCCTACTTCCGTCAGCGTCGAAGAGGGTGCTACCCAGCAGCTCACCGCTGCAGTGAGCCCGGTAGGCGCCTCGGCCGGCCTGGTCTACGAGTCGGCGAATACCGCGGTTGCCACCGTCAATTCCACTGGCCTGGTAACTGGCGTCGCAGCAGGCACCACCAACGTCAAGATCACCAGCGCCGCACGGCCTTCGGTGAGCGTGACCGTTCCGGTTACTGTGACTGAGGCGTGATCCTCACCGAGACCGGCGAAATAGGCGTGCATGCTGGAGATAGCGTGCACGTCCTTCGGCCATCTCTCTACGCCATGACGCAGATCGGCGAGCCGGCGCAGATCGTAGAGGTGTATGCCACGGTGATGTGCGATGGGCTGCAAGGAAAAGCGGCCCTTGACCAGTTTGCGGACGCCCTGTCGGTTATCAATGCCTGCAGCGAGGAAGACCTGTCCGAGGTGTTTGGCGGATATGACGACGATCTGCAATATCAGCCTGGAATTGCTCCGCGTGAGCATGTACTGCCTCTTGCTCGATGCCTGCTGCGCCATGGAATAACCGGAGCTCAGGAGCCTCTACCGCGCAAAGCGGACGAAGATCCAGAGTACATCCGAGAGTTCGTGGCTAGGGATCATGTGGCCTTGGCCATGGCTCACCTGGGGATTGGCGAACGAGATGCCTGGGGGATGACCATGACCAGCCTAGTCGGGGCCCTAAGGGCGAAGTTCCCGAGGTTGGAAAGCAGTTCCCCGGGGGCCAGGGCCCCCAGCAAGGAAGAGCACGAAGCAACGATGGATTGGTTCGAGAAGGTAGAGGCCAAGCGCAAAGCCAGGCTTTGATCTCTTTGATCTACAGAACCTTCGTCCACTCACCTTTTCCCTTGGCTTTCATCTTCTCGAAGGCTTGGCGCGCTCGGTCGATTATGGATGGCGTAAGAGGGCGACCATAAGGATCAAGTAGAACCTTGACGAAGGCGCAGCGGCATTCCTCGGCGTTACCATCCAGTTCGTACCACGCGCGAATCTCGTCAGGAGTGAATAGCTTCCCATGGCGCTCGGCATGCGAAGCTCTAGTGTCAGGCTTCAAGGCCGACACCTGCATCATCTTGAATCGAGTTCCGAACCGTCTGGCAAGTGCTTCATCTTGGTCGAGGCGAGCCATTCGCATTGCATGGACCGGCCCGAAGGAGATGGTTTGCTTTGGGGACTTCTTGGTCATGACGATCTTCCTTGCCGTTGATGGTCGATGGATTTTCGGTTAATGGCCTGAGGGATGCCAAGCAGCCAGAGAGCAGCGTATCGCTGTGTTTTTGTGTTGCCACTTTGTTATCCTCTGGGTCTTTTGGGGAGGATAAACAATGAGGGATTTTTTGTTTTTAGCTGCTCTGGCTGTCACTTTGGTCGGGTGTGGTGAGCAGAATCCGGAAAGGAATGCCGCCAGTGATGCAGCAATGAAAGAAATAAGAATGCAAAGGATGGCCAGAGAGTTTGTATCTGGGGTATTGAAAGATCCAGGAAGTGCTGAGTTTCAGAATCAATCCGGGTTTTGCGGTGAGGTAAATTCAAAGAACTCATATGGCGGGTATGGCGGGTATCAGAGATTTATTGCTGGATCAGCCGAGTTGGTAGTGCTTGAAAGGGATAGTGGAATATCAAAGGCAGAATTCTCAAAGTTGTGGAATAAGTTTTGTAGATAATCATTTTCGATTCAAAGCCCTGCCATAGAGCGGGGCTTTTTATTTGGCAGAGGGCGGTAGAATGTCCGAGAAAGTCGGCAGTATCTATTACACCGTGGAGGCCAAAACAGAAGCGCTTCTTAATGCAGAAAAGGACGTCTCCAAATCTATGGAGAAAATGTCCTCTGAGATGGATAAAGCGGATAAGTCTGCCGACAACCTGAATACCGGACTGAGTAAGCTTGCAAAAGCCATTGGAGCGGTCATTGCCGCAAGCGCTCTGCGGGATATGGCCGCCATGGTGCAGAAGTACCAGGAAATGGCCGACCGGGTTCGACTGGCCACGTCGTCTACGCAGGAGTTCAACACGGTTCAGGCGAGGCTGCTGCAAACTGCCAATGGCACCTATCGTTCGCTGCAGGAGGCACAGGAGCTCTACATTCGCACTGCCGATAGCCTTCGCAGTCTCGGCTATACAACCGCCCAGGCGATGGATGTGCAGGACTCTCTGTCCTATGCCTTCGTGACCAATGCCACCAGCGCTGATCGTGCCGGCGCCGCCATCGATGCCTTCAGCAAGTCGATCAATACTGGCAAGGTCGCTGCTGACCAGTGGGAAACCATTAGCTCTGCGGTTCCGACAGTGATCAACCAGATCGCTGCCGCGTCCGGCAAGTCTGCCGCTCAGGTGCGCGCTCTGGGTGCGGCAGGTAAGCTGACTGCTACCGATCTATCTGAAGGTCTGCGCAAGGCATTGGACGAGAACGCCAAGGCCGCTGCCGGCATGACCAACAACCTGGTAGATGCTGGTGTTCGCACGAAAACGGCACTGACTCAGGTGCTCGTCTCCATTGAGGACCAGACTGGCGCACTGGACACGCTCACGAATGGAATCATCGCTGCGGCTGATGCTGTGCTGAATTTCGGCCTGGATGCCCAGAAGATGGAGTCCTTCTTGCAAGCTGCCGCTGTTGCTGGAGCCGCCCTTGCGTCGATAGTTGCTGGGCGCCTGATTATGGGGCTGAAAGATTCGGCCGCAGCCCTATATGCCTCAACCATTGGAGCTGCAGCCAAGGCGAAAGCTGATCTGGCCGCCGCGCAGGCCGCTACTGTCCTGGCCGCGGAAGAGTTGATTCAGGCCCGTGCCGCCGCAGAGGCGTCTGTAGGGCTCAGCACCCATGCCGCTGCTGCGCAGAGGCTCGCCGTTGCCGAGACGCAAGCGACAGCCGCTACTGCCGCTCTGACTGTGGCTCAGCGTGCCGTAGCTGGTGCGGCGAGTGTCGCCGGGGTTGCCATGGCTGGATTGCGCAGCACCCTGGCGTTCCTCGGCGGCCCTGCTGGCCTGATTCTCCTGGCGGCGACCGCCCTAGTTACATTCGGCATGAACGCCAAGACCGCCAGCACTGAGATTGATGGCCTGGACAAGGCAGTGAAAGACCTGACGAAGTCTCAGGCTGCATTGCAGAACCTGAAGATCGACGAAGCCCTGACGACACTGACCGAGGACGCTGAGAATGCGCGTCGGTCTGTCGAGTTGATGGGCAATCTCATGAAGACCGTTGATCCTGGCTCTGATCGTTATCAACGGCTGAATAAGGTGCTGATTGAGCAGCAAGCAGCCTATGAGGCGAATAGCCAAAAAATCCGCACCTACATGCAGCGGCAGCAGGAACTGCAGAAGGTAATCAATGGACAGCCAGCCAGCGGCGGTAAGTCGACCGAGACGCCAACACTGACGAATCCCACGCCTCCGGACGAGTCTGCAGCGAAGAAAGCGGCTGCTGAAGCGAAGAAGCGAGCCAATGAGATTCGCCAAGGAACCCTGGAGAACGAAAAGGCTATCGGAGAGCTGTCGCAAGCGCTTGCCCAGGCTGGACTGAAGGCGCAAGACCTCGCCGAAGCTCAGGCGGTAATGAAGCTCAACGAATACGCCACGCCTGAGCAGATCGCCCAGGTGAAGGCTCTTGCCGCAGCGCTATATCAGGCCGAGCAGGCGAAAGCGAATAAGCAGCTCCTGGGCCAAGTGGATCCCATCGCCGGCGAGAACCAGGCCTATCAAACAGAGCTGGAGAACCTGAAAAAGCTGAACGATGCCAAGCTTCTTGAGGAGGAGCGCTATCAGGAACTTCGCACTCAGGCAGAGCAAGATCACGATGACCGGCTGAAGCAGTTGGAAGAAGAGCGATTCCGTCGTCAGTCGGCCGGCAACGAGTTGATCATGGCCACCCTGGATGACATCCAGCAGGCCGGAACTAACGCCATGGTTGGGCTGATCACGGGCGCCAACAACGGCAAGGAAGCCATGCAGCAACTGGCAGGATCAATGCTCAACCAGGTAGTTGGTGCGCTGGTTAAGGTAGGCATCGAGCAGGCCAAGAACTTCATCATGGGGCAGAGCATGCAGGCGACCGCAACTGCCCAGGGCGTTGCTCAGGCCGGGGCGTTGGCTGGAGCATATGCCCCAGCAGCAGCTGCGGCCTCTGTGGCCTCGTTTGGCGGCGCCGCCACGGCAGGTCTTGCTGCTATGGCTGCTGCCGTCCCCGCGATGCTTGGACTGCTCGGTGGCCGGCAATATGGCGGCTCGGTCGCTCCCGGCGGGATGTACCGGATCAACGAGAACGGCGCGCCCGAGGTATTCAATGCTGCCAACGGCAGGCAGTACATGCTGCCCAACTCCCGCGGAGAGGTGGTGAGCAATAAAGACGCTTCAGGAGGAAGCTCTCCCGCTGTAAATGTTTCGGTCAATCTGCACGAGGATGCTTCTCGGGCCGGGCAGGTAACGAAAAGCGTGGGCCCAGATGGAGAAGTTCAGATTGATGCTTGGGTGGCGAATCTACTATCAGATGGGAAGACGGCGAAAGCGATAAGCCAGGCATTTGGACTGAAACGGAGAGGCATATGATCGAGTATCCCGAAGACCTGCCTTTCCCCCAGCGCTCTGGGTATGGGTTCACTCCGGTGAGCCCATTGCTGCGCTCTGAGCTGCAGAGCGGTCGAGCACGCCAGCGCCGCAGATTCACCAGTACCCCAACGGTTGGCAGCTTCACCTGGCTGCTCAGCGACACCCAGGCCGTTCTGTTCGAGGCATGGTTCAAGGAAGTGCTGCTCGACGGATCGCAATGGTTTGAGTGTCCGCTCAAGACGCCGATGGGCAAAAAGGCATACGTCGCGCGGTTCACGGATATCTACTCAGGACCTGTGCTGTTCGGACGCAGCCATTGGCAATACAGCGCCAATCTTGAACTTCGCGAGCGACCTGTACTGACCGGTGGCTGGGCCATCTATGCGCCCCAGTTCGTTGCCCACATGAACCTGGTAGACCTTGCCGTTAACAGGGAGTGGCCTGAAGCATGACGATCCTTGAGCGTGTGTATGCTTCCGGTGGTCCAGAGGTAGCGATTGCCACCCTGGAATTGTCCTGTGATGCCTGGGCGGATTCGTTGTTCCTGTGCCAGGGGTTTGAGGACCAGGTGTTCACCACCGAGGACGCCAGGACGGTGACCTTCCAGGCGGCCGGCATCGACGTGGCGATCCCGAAGCGGGACAACTCCGGCGCACAGGAAGTGGGCTTCGCCATCGACAATGTGACCGGGGAAGCCCAGCAGCGAATCGATGCTGCCCTGGATGCTGGCGCGAAGGTCTTCCTGACGCTGCGCATCTTCCTGGACACCGACCGCAGTGCGCCGGCCGAGCCGCCGTACCGGATGGTCGTCAAAAGCGGCAAATGCTCGGCGGCCACCCTTGAGGTGACGGCGGGGTACTACGACCTGATCAACACTGCATGGCCGCGGGACGTGTACACCACGACTTTCGCGCCTGGCCTCAAGTACATCGGCTGATCCATGTTCGACAGATACCTGACGGCCACCTACGTCGAAGGTGGTCGCGAATGGCCGTGCGTGGACTGCTGGGGGCTGGTGATTCTCGCGCGGTGCGAACTGTTCGGGCTGCCGCGGCTGAGCGACTTCGGCGCAGTCACCCGCCATACACCGGTCGACATGCAGCGCGCCTACCGCGCCGAGGTGGACCGCGCCCTGGTCGAGTGCCGTCCCGGTCCTGGAGTGATCGCTGCGGCCATGCGCGGGGCGGTCTGCATCCATGTCGGCCTGGTGGTGGAGAAGGAAGGCCGCCTGCGCGTGCTGGAGATCAACCCTCGTTCCACACCATCCCTCCCGCTCCTTGAAGACTTCGAGGCGCGCTACCTGCGAGTGATCTACTACCGTGATCGAGATCTATCCATCGCGCCTTGAAGGCGAGCCGCTGGAGCGGCACCCGATCATCCGGCCGGTGACCATCCGCGACTGGCTGGTGGCCAACGTGCCGAGCTTCGGCGACCGTGAGGTGCATCCGATCAGCATCGGCCTGATCCCTGCGGAGTTTGCCTGCCGGTCCGACCTGACCGAACGCCAGATCAACGCGGAAGAGCGCGTGGTCCCCGCGGAAGAGTGGGCGTACACGCTGCTGCAACCGCAGGATGTCGTCCGCATCTACATCGAGCCCCGGGGCACCGATCCGTTCACCATCACCGTTGCACTGTTCAAGGGTGCGCAGTCGGTGTTCCGGTCGTTCATGCCGAAGATACCGGGTGTTTCTTCGGTTCCGGGTTCCGGCGAGTCGCTGACCGATTCGAACGCAGATGCGAACAAGGTCAAGCTGGGCGATGTGATCCCCGAGCTGGCCGGGAATCCGAAGCGTTACCCGGACTATCTCGTTCCGCCCCGGAAGTACTTCGCCGGCCCCCGTGAGCAGTGGATGGAGGTGCTGCTGTGTGTTGGAAAGGGGGAGTATCAGATTCCGGCCAGCTCGGTGCTGATTGGAGATACCGCGCTGCTCGCCCTGGGCGCCGATGCGCGGTACACCATCTACGGTCCAGGTGAGGACCTGTCTGCCGAGACCGGGGCCGAGTGGTGGCACACCGCAACGGAAGTGGGGGCTACCTCGACCGGCACGGCCGGCCTGGAACTGACGGTGGCCACCGACGTAACGCAATCGCCCACCGCGAGCGCGTACCAGTTCAATGGCTTCACGATCACCATCCCGACCGGACAGGGCTCCTTCCCCGAGGACTGGGAGGAGGGTCAGGTAATCCGGGTGATCGCACCCTACAGCTACACGGTCACCGATGGGACGCCGCGCGACGTGATCACCGGCCCGCTCGGCATGCTCAATGCCGAACCGGGTGATGAGATCGAGGTAGTGGGTGTCAACGGCGGCTTCTACACGGTGGAGGATTTCGATGTCTCCACCGGGATGACGCTGGATTACGAGTGGGGCGATCCGGCCGACCAGCTGGCGCTGGGTACTGGCTTGGCCACCATCGGGCCGAAGGGGCTGCTCTATCGCATCGTGACGATCAGCGAAGACCTGCAGGTCATCACCGTCGAGCGCCTGGACTCCAGCGGTTCCACCGATACCGGCTGGCCTGGCTTCGATGCCATGACCAGTTCGTCGGCGGTCATCAGCCTGGACCTAAGCGGTTCCGAGGGCGGTTACCGCGGGCCGTTCCCAGCCTGCCCGGAATACGAGAAGACTTCTCTCATTGAGGTCGACGTGTTTATGCCGGAAGGCCTCTGCGGCGTCGGGCGGGAAGGGCAGTTCTACCAGATCAGCGTCTTCTACGACGTGGAGTGGCGAGACATGGCTGTCGGCGGCGCCTGGACCGTGGTCAGCTTCAGCCATGCCGGGAACTCACTCGATCAGCAGGGGTTTACCGACCAGATTGCGCTGCCCTATGCCATGCGGCCTGAGGTGAGAATCCGCAAGGTGTTCGTCAACCAAGGTGGTTATTCGACGAGCGAGTACCGCGATACCGCGCAGTGGTATGGGCTGCGGGCGAAGCTCCAGGCGCCTACCAGCTACGCAGGTGTCACTACCATCGCGGTCAAGGTGCGATCCTCTGACCGCATCTCCTCGATGACGGACAACAAGATATCGATGAGGCCAGTGCGCATCTTGCCGACGCGGAGCGGTGGGGCGTGGACAAGCCCGCAACCCACTCGCGACATCGTGCCCTGGGTGGCCTATGTCGCGAAGTCCATCGGGTACACCGATGCGGACCTTGACCTGGCCCAGCTCGATGCCTTGGATGCCATCTGGAAGTCCAGGGGAGACACCTACGACATCGCGATCACCGATGCCGGGACTGTGAAGAGCAACATCGAGGATGCGCTGGATGCCGGATTCGCCGAACTGACGATTAAGCGCGGCAAGATTTCCCCCGTGCGCGACCAGCCGCGGTCGTCGTTCGATCACATGTACACGCCGCAGAACATGACCGAGGCGCTGGTACGGAGCTTCACTGCTCCGGGGCCTGACGATTATGACGGTGTGGATGTTGAGTACACCGACCGCGACACCGGGGAAACGGCAACAGTCGAATGCCGCATCGCCGGCGATGTCGGAAGGAAAGTCGAGAAGATCAAGGCGCCGGGCGTCATCGACCGAGACCGCGCGTATCGAATTGGCATGCGGCGCCGGATGGTGCAGCTATACCGCCGCTGGGATTACACCTGGTCGACGGAACTGGATGCGCTCAACAGCGACTATCTCAGCTACTGCGTAGTGGCAGATGACGTGCCTGGGTATGCGCAGAGCGCGCTACTGCTGTCGTATCAGATTTTGTCCGGCGGGGTGGTTCAGTTGGAATCCAGCGAGCCGCTGGACTGGTCATCCACTGCCCCGCACGTCGTGGCGGTGCGCCGGCCTGATGGGACTGTTTCTGGTCCTTACGTTGCGACACGGCTGGACGACTACACGCTCACCATCCCATCCCTGGACTTCACCCCGGATGTCTCGTGGGATATCGAGCCACCGCACCTGCTGTTCGGCTCCTTCTTCCGTTGGGCTTATCCGGTTCTGATCACCTCAATCGAGCCCGACAGCAATGTCGGCGCCTCGGTATCCGCTGTGAACTACGACTCGCGTATCTACCAATACGACGACGCGACCGCCCCATAACAACCGAACAACCTCCCCGAACCCGCCACCTGGCGGTTTTTTGCATTCTGGAGCACACGCATGGCTTACACGCCTTTCAATACCGGCAACCCGATTGGCACCTGGGGCTCAGTCGATCCACGTGATTTGGTGGACAACGCCGCGATCCTTGACCGGTGGGTGAATGACCAGACGATCACCCAATGGCGCGACAGATTCGGCGTGCAGCGCCTGACCTGGAATGGCATGGAGGTAGCTTTCCAGCAGGCTCAGGATGACCGCCAGAGTGCTTTCGATGATGAGCAAGCCGAGCATCAGGCTGATTTCGATGCCGCCCAGGCGCAGCGCGAGTCGGACTTCAACGCCTTCCTGCTCGCATCTGGATATCAGTTCATTGGCGATTACGACACCGATGGCCCGCTGACCATCACCCAGGTGAACCAGATTTTCAGCAAGGACGGCGAATTCTGGCGCGCCGGCGCTGCACTGACGCTGCCTTACACCACGGTGAATGATTGGGAGGTCGACGAAGCAAACTTTGTGTCGGTCGGCGATGCGGCATTGCGCCAAGAGTTGGCCGAGGATGATGGCGCAAACAAGGTTGGTTGGTCTCGCCATTCGCTTTCCAGCGCGATCGCCAATGTCCATCAGGCCCTGGATGCGCAAGCAGTAAGTGTTTGGGAGTTTGCTGGTCTTGTCATGAGCAAACCGACTGCCGATCCAGCGACATGGGACTGGGCTCCGGCATTCCAGGCCGCGGTGGATTACGCGGATACACATGGGATCGATGTTGTAGAGGCCTACGGATCGTTTGGGCTTGGAGCCTCAGTGACGATCCCTGCAGGTGTTCTGCTGAGGGGGCGAGGTCGACGCAGCATAATCATCCCGCTATCGACGGGAAGCTTTACCGGCGGCTACTGCTTCTTGCTGAACAACAATGGCTCCATACCAACCGTAGCATTTCCAAACAACCTCTCCGGCGGTATCAGTGGTTTCTGGTTCCAAAACAATAGCCAGACCGCTAGTCGCCGTGCCGTGCTGTACAGCGGCTCGATGATTATCGAGAACCTACGTGGTAGCTACATGACCAGCATGGTCAAATCGCTTGGTAGCGGGGCCTATTCGGACAACTCGCGAATCCGAGGAATCCATTCCGAACCAGTGATCAGCTCTGAGTATCAAGTTGACCTGCAGGGGTTGGGTGATAGCGCCAACATCGGCGACTTGCATTTCCCGCGTAATGGAAGCAGCACAGGACTTGGTGCTGACGGCAACACGAACGGCCTGTCGGTGCAGAACAGCCTGGGCTTTAACGTCAACTGCGTGATCGGCGGCAATATTCGGGTACGCCAAGCGGTAGGTGGCTTCTATGGCCTGCACCTTGAGCTTTCCAGGATTGCGCTGCAATCATCGAGTATCACTATCGCGGATAGTTACCTTTGTCCGAAAACGGACTGGACCCCGATTGTCTGCACCAATGACACCGGTATTCGCGGATCGCTTCGCTTGTGCAATGTTGAATTCGCCCGCATGTATGGCTTGTCTGTGCGAACCGGATACGACATTGAGCTTGATACACACTGGTCGCTGTACACCGAAAATGTCCATCGACGTCATCTGGCTGTCGATAACATTTCGAATGGTACGCACACGGGTATTACAGTCTGCAAGAAAGATGGATCTGCATTATTGGCATTCAACAAATTCTCCTTCGTTTATTCTGGTAAAGGCGCAATCTCTCAGAATTATATGGTGACTCAGGAAGCATATTCCGAAACTCGCGCACTAACTCCAACTGGGCTTTTGAATACTCTAGAAGTTACGGTGTCCGGTGTCACAACTTCTCTCAGTGGAACCTACTACTACAACTCTCAAGTTCTATTGGACAGCACTCGACTTGTTGGTCGCGCAACTTCTGGTGGTGAGAAATCAGGATCGACAACTAACAATATTATCGGCCTGTCCACCTCCCTGGATAACGCGCAGAATGTCATCCTGAGGATGTATCGCGGCACTTCGAGCGGCAATTATGACTCAGTAGTCGACATCCCAATGATGGGTAGCGGTGTTCTGTATGACGACGGCATCAGCGTCAATGGCTATGCCTGGAATTCACGCACTGCAGGTGGCATGGACACTCTGAACAGCATTGGTGAATACAGCTTGCGCGGCAACTCGGATGGCTCCGTTCTTATCAAAGGTCAGGCCGCTCCAACTACTGGAACGTGGCTGCAAGGCGATCAAATTGATCGGACATCGAATCTTGCGGCTGGCGGTAAGAGGTCACGTATTTGCGTTGCAGGCGGATCGCCTGGAACGTGGAAGGACTGGGGCGCCATCGACGCATAAAAATACCAACACAAGGAAACTGCAATGCAACTTATCCCCCAATGGAAACTCTGGTATCGCCGCTTCAGCACTTGGATCATTACCATGATCCCGTTCATCGAGCTGCTGCGGCAGAACCTGCCTTCGCTGCAGGGCGTCATGCCCAGCAACGCCTATCAGATCGCCTATGCCGTCCTGGTGGTACTGGCGGTGGTGGCGATGCAGATCAAGCAGGAGTCGGTCTCCGGCGCTGTTGAGCAGCAGCCTGACGCCTAAGGAGGGCCCATGCCATTCAATGAGCAGCAACTCCTGCGCATCCTCCCCAACGCCGGCCCAAGAGCCGGCGTTTTCGTTTCTGGAGCCTGACCAATGCGTACATCCGAACGGGGCCTGAGCCTCATCAAGTCGTTCGAGGGCCTGCGGCTGCAGGCCTATCAGGATGCCGTCGGCGTCTGGACCATCGGCTATGGCGCCACCCGCGGCGTGAAGGCGGGGATGGCCATCACCAAGGACCAAGCCGAGCGGTTGTTGGTGAACGACGTACAGCGCTTCGAGCCCGATCTCGACAGGCTGGTGAAGGTGCCGCTGAACCAGAGCCAGTGGGATGCCCTCATGAGCTTCGTCTACAACCTGGGCGCGGCCAACCTTGAGTCGTCGACGCTGCTGAAGCTGCTGAACCAGAAGGACTACGCTGGCGCCGCTGATCAGTTCCCGCGCTGGAACAGGGCAGGTGGACAGGTTCTTCAGGGGCTGGTGAAGCGCCGCGCGGCTGAGCGGGCGATGTTCCTTGGGATTCCGGCATGACCTGGCTGCTCAGCTACTGGAAGCCCCTTGCCGTGGCGCTGATCCTCGGCGCCGTCGGGGCGCTCTGCTGGCAGCAGGGCTCCGCACGCACCGATTCAGCCTGGCAGGCGAAGTGGGACCAGCACCTGGCCGCCGATGCCGCGGCAACCGCGAAGGCTCAAGCAGAACAGCGCGCCATCGAGCAGACGCGCCAACAGTCCATCAACCGAGTAACTACCGATGCTCAACGTGAAATCGACCGTGCTGCGGCTGATGCTGCCGCTGCTCGTGCTTCTGCTGGCAGCCTGCGCGACGCCGCCGACCAACTCGCAGCCAGACTGGCAGCAAGTGAAGCCCGCAGCGATACCTGCACTGCCGGAGCAAGCAAGGCAGCTGCCGAGGCCGCCCGAGTGCTCGCCGACGTGCTCAAGCGCGCTGACGAAAGAGCGGGGCGTTTGGCAGACATTGCTGACCAGTCCCGAGCCAGGGGGTTAGCCTGCGAGGCGGCGTATGACGCTGTGAAGTAA